ACTGCAAAATCAAAGAACTTGAGAGAGTACCGAGCAGTAAGATTCTCTAAGAACGATGCACACTCAGATAATCCATTCTATGGAAGTGCATACGACCACAAAGAGTTATCACTTGGCGTATCAGATGTATTTAAAATTAGAGGAATATTCGAGGCAGTTCCAGGAACAGACACAAGTGGTGTTGCAACACCTCCGAACGCAGCTATAACTATAACATCGGGTTCAATTTCAACAGGAAACGTACTTAAGGGACAAACAACGGGTGTTCGTGCCAAACTTATTGACTGGAACGGAACTGGCAATACTGCATATTTCTACTATCTATCAACTAATACATTCACCGCAGGTGAAACAGTTGTTGATGAGACAACAGGTGCAATTGCAACGATAACAACATTAGGAACTAATTCTCCTGATATCACAAAAAGATATTTCTTAGACAATGGTCAAAGAGATGGTTACTATGACCACGCAAAACTTGTATTAAAACAAGGACAAACAACACCAAACAATCAGATAACAGTTATCTTTGATATGTTTACAGGTGGTTCTGGTGATTTCTACAGTGTGAGTTCATATACAAATATTGATTACAAAGATATTCCGAACTTTTCACCAAACAAAGTAGACATAGGTGGGTTCGAACCAGACGGACAATTTGAACTTGCAGATGCAATGGACTTTAGACCGTCTGTTGGACAATTATTTGGTAATTCCGCATTTGGTGGGGCAGGGTTCATATTCAACATTTCAAGTATACTAGATTTATCAGATTTTGGTAGTGGTGGTAACGGTGCAGGTCATTTAATATCTCCGTTTGCATTTGATGCCAGAGACTTTGAATCAAGTAGAGCAAATATATCAGGAAACTCAAGTGCTGATATTAGTACTACTCGTGCATCTTACTCAAGATGTCCTTTGCCAACTTCAATGGTCAAAGCTAACATAGAGTTCTATGTACCTAGAATAGATAAGGTATACTTACATAGAGGTGGCGCATTCGAAGTCGCACAAGGTAATCCTAGTTTAACACCTCAAAGACCAAATTCAATTGATGATGCATTAGAAATGTTTGAGATGTTTATACCTGCATTCACTAAAAATGTAAAACAGATTCAAGTTAGTTCTAAAGACTACAGAAGATTTACAATGGGTGACATTGGTAAGATTAATCAAAGAGTCACAAACTTAGAAAGAATTACAGCACTATCATTATTAGAAAAAGACACGCAAACAAAACAAATACTAGATGCAGATGGTTTCGATAGATTCAAATCTGGTTTCTTAGTAGACAACTTCAGAGGCCACAAGATTGGTGATGTATCACATCCAGATTATCATGTTGGTATCGATACTAAACTAGGGCAGTTAAGACCACAGTCAGTATCAAACTTCTTTGATATACAATTAAACACATCTCAATCAACTGGTTATAAACAGACTGGTGATTTAATCACATTACCGTTTACAGAAGTATCATATGTAAATCAAGATAAGGCATCGAGACATCTCAATGTTAATCCATATCATGTATTCGCATTTATAGGTAATGTTAAATTAACACCTGGTTCTGATATATGGAATGATACAGAACAGTTACCAGAAGTTAGAATAAACAGAGAAGGAAACTTTGACGCTGTTCTCTCAGAGAATGAAAATTCACTTGGAACGATATGGAATAACTGGCAGACTACATGGGTTGGTGAACCAATTGTTACATCAACTAACGCAGAGGCGTCAGTTCCAGGTTCGTGGTCAGGTGACCCCGCTCAAGGTGGTGAATGGGTCCAAGGTACAGTTATAACAACAGAGATTACTGAAACACCAGAGATTCAATCAAGACAAGGTGTAAATACTTCAGTAGTTGAAGACTTTGTAGAAACAAGAAACGATAGAGTTGTTAGTGTTAGTGTTATACCTTTCATTAGAAGTAGAGAGATAACCGCAGTAGGAACTAACTTAAAACCAAACACAAAACACTTTGTATACTTCGATGGTATCAGAGTAGATGGTTATGTAACACCTGGTAGTGCTGATTTCTCACAAGATGGCACAACAAGTAGAGGTGTTGGGGTAAAAACAAATGGTAATGGTAAAGTAGAATGTAAGTTCTTAATACCTAATGACCAATTCCAAAGATTCCCAACAGGACAAAGGTCACTAAAAATAACATCTAGTGCATTAAATCAAAGTAATCCTGACTCATCGGGTTCAGAGATTTATCAGGCACAAGGTCTATTAAACAGTTCACAAACAGAAGTTGTATCTACTAGAAATGGTAGAGTTATAACAGAAAGATTATCAGGCGAAAGAACAATAACGAGAAAGGGCGAAAGATTAAATGTGGAAAGTGATGGTTCATTACCACCTCCTCCGCCAATTAATCCTCCGGTACCACCAGCACCAATACCGCCGCCAATATTCATTATCAGCGAACCAGTATTAGTACCTGTTCCAGTTCCGGTCCCAGTACCTGTTCCAGTTCCGGTCCCAGTACCCGTTCCAGTTCCGGTCCCAGTAACACCGATACCGATACCAGTAACACCTCCGGTTTTACCTCCTAGGAAAAAACCACCTCAGGTGCCAGACCTATTTGAAATACCAGATAGAATATCTAGAGCCATTGCAAGAGAAGAAGGACCAGGTTGGAAAGACCCATTGGCCGAATCATTCTTAGTAGAAGCCGATGGTGGTATGTTCTTAACATCTATCGATATATACTTTAAGACTAAGGCAACTAACTTACCTGTATCAATAGAATTGAGAAACATGGTAAATGGTTATCCAGGACAGACAACTTTACCATTCTCTATTGTAACAAAGGATCCAGATACAGTCAACATAACAGACGATGGTTCTACTGCAACAACATTCACATTTGAATCTCCTGTTTTCCTAGAAGATAAACAAGAGTATTGTTTTGTAGTATATACAAACTCACCAGATTACGAGTGTTTCATATCCAGAATGGGCGAAACAGACTTAATTACTGGTCAAACAATATCAGGACAACCATACGCTGGTTCATTATTCTTATCGCAGAATGCATCCACATGGACAGCAGAACAAACAGACGACTTGAAATTCAATATGAAGGCTGCTAAATTCACTAGGAATTCTACTGCCAACATAGTATTTGAAAACGAACATTTACCTCCAAGACCATTACAGAATAACTCAGTTGAGACATACAGTGACCAATCATTCTTTAGAGTGTATAGTTACGCACATGGAATGTATGATACAACTTCGAATGTTGTAATATATGGTATACAAGGAGACAAAAAGAACGGTGTCTTAACAGTCGCAGTTGCATCAACGACAGGAACTCCTGCCGAGAACACTTACATCAATCAGAACCTTGGCACAACAGGTGGAACAGGAACTGGAATGAAAGTTGGTGGTTATGTTGTTAATTCTAGTAATGCTATTACTGCATTTACAATCAGTGACCCAGGTGTTGGTTATACCGCAGCTGACACACTAACAGTAGCAGGATTAAATAATAGTGCCTCTGGTACATTTACAGTCAGTTCTGTTGGAGATACCTTAGGTGGTATTCCAGTGGCTGCAATGAATAAGGTGTTTAGTAGTCTAACTAATTATGGCATAGATTCATTTGCCTGTACACCAGACTTATCATCATATAATTTAGATTATAGTAACGCAGTAGAATCAACAATTGGTGGAGGCGAAAACGCATTCGCTACTACTAACATGTATTACGATGTACTGCATACAATGATACCATCTTTAACATTTAAAGATACTACAATGTTGTCAAGTGTTAGAAGAACAGGAACAAATTCACCTGAGTCAACTGCATTAGATACAACATACACAATGCGTTCTACTAATGATTTCATAACATTGAATGATAATAACTATTTTGAGAAACCTAGTATTATCGCATCAAGTATTAATGAACAAGAAGAAGTAACTGGTGGGCCAACTAATAAATCATTCGAGTGTAGATTACAGTTTAATACTACTAATCAGAACTTATCACCAGTGATTGATGTTGGTACTATTGGTGCATTGGGTATCATGAATAGAATCAACGATATTGATTCTGCTTCTGATTTACCAACTGCTATGCCGTACATCGATTCAACAGAACCCGATGGCGACAACAACGCAATGGTATACATAACAAGAAAAGTTAATCTTAAGAATCCTGCAACATCTTTAAAAGTAATCGCAGATAACTTTAGACCACCTGAATCTGATTTGAAATTCATGTTTAAGATATTGAAGAATGACGAGACAACACCTATCGATGACTTAGGGTTCGAATACTTCAATACGACAGGTGCGCCAGATGTAGTAACAGAACAAGATGCAAGAAACTTTAAAGAGTATGAATATACTGCCGAAGGTCTGCCAGAGTTCACAGGTTTTGTAGTTAAAATTGTTGGACAATCAAGTAATACTTCGATTATTCCTCTAGTGACTGCATTAAGGTGTATCGCACTTGCCTAAGATAATACAGAAAGTGGAAGGATTTTCAGACCTAATTAGGGATGAAACCTCTCACGCTATTGTCAATACGAATGATGAACAGTATAGATTGACAATTAGAAGAAGAGAGTTAATGAGAACTCAAAAGAATGAAATAAATACTCTTAAGATAGAGATAACAGAAATTAAAAACTTATTAAAAGATATAGTAGAGAAATTACATGGCTAAAACAGTAGACAACTTCGCAACAATTGAAGACTTTAGAACCACCTACAACGAACTCGCATTTGATGTGGGTGATGTTTCTGGTCTAAGGGATGGATTAAAGACTGGAAACAACGGAACAATAGTTGATGCTGTCAATGTCTTAGAAGACAAACAGTTCTTCTTCCAAGAGTTCGTATTTGTTGCAACAAACAATCAGGTCGAATTTACAGGAGTAGATAGTTTCTCGAATGACTTAATCTTTGTAAAAGATAAGATTCAAGTATTCAAGAATGAAAGACATTTGATAGAAGATGTAGATTTCATCATTTCTAGTCCTACAGGAACTGGTGCTCACAAGGGTGTAACACTAACAGGTACTTATGCATCTGGTCAAGCCAATGCAATGTCCGCTAACGATAGACTACACACATATTCATACACTGGTGCATTCGTAGGAACAAACATTGCAAATGCTGTCGCCTCTTTCTTTCAGAAGACAGTTGAAGAGACAATTTATAACTCTAACTCGAATGGTGTAATTCTAAATGGTGACAGTTCATCACCTACAACTTTACTAGAATCTGGTTATACAATACAACTTGCCGGTAAAACTTTCGCAGAAGAAGATATATTACTCACAACAGGTAAGACACTAACTGCTCCCACTATCACTGATTCTACAATGAGTATCAATAGTGGTTCTATAACAGGCGCAGTCAACGGAACATTCTCAGGATTCTTAGACATCGAAGGTAACATCGATGTAAATGGTATAACTAATTTAGATGTTGTAGACATTGATGGTGCAGTAGATATGGCATCATCACTAGCAGTTGCCGGCAATACAGACTTAAATGCAAATCTTACAGTAGACGGAAACACAACATTAGGTAACGCCGCTACTGATAATATAACATTCACAGGTAAAGCTGCTTCTAATTTAAGACCAAATGCTAATAACACATATTCATTGGGTCTATCAACAGCAAGATGGTCAAATGTATATTCACAACTTGCAGATGTTACTGGAATTGCAACAGTAGGAACTCTAACAGACGGAACATTAAGTATCACTGGCGGAGACATTACAGGTGTCGATGATATAACAGGTGCTGTAAACTCAGTATTCAAATCAGATATCAATAAAGTTAATGAAGTCAAAGATTTTGATGGTACTCACACAATATTAAGAACAACAACCGACTCTCACGGTGTTGCTAATCGTGGTCATTTAGTTGGAACAGTTGACACTTTAAGTAATCATACAACAGCAGGTTTAGCAGAAGATGCAAGTGCAACAGTATCAAGTAAAACAATGTATTTTACCGATGCAAGAGTTCTAACAAAAATAAATTCTACGAATATCGATGCATTGAGTAACGTAACCAACTCATCGCTTGCAAATGATGACGTTTTACTGTATAATGGTAGTGCATGGGCAAATACAAACATGCAAGAAAGAGTTGAAGATATCGCTGGTGCAATGTTCACTGGTAATACTGAAACAGGTCTCTCAGTCACATACAACGATGCTTCGGGTAAAACAAATCTAGTAGTTGCAGATTCAGACTTTGCGATAACTGGTGCAGTCACAGGTACTGTAACTCAGACTGCAAAGGGTAATGTAACGATTGATACTGCATTAACACCAATCAATCTTTCGACACTAACAGATGCAACTGTAACAAGTCCTGCGACTGACCATATTCTAGTCTATACTTCTAGTAACAAATTTGAAAATACACCTCTCGCAGAGAAAGTAGAAGATGTAGTTGGTGCAATGTTTACTGGTAATACTGAAACAGGTCTTAGTGTTGTATACGATGACAGTTCAAACGACATCAATGTTGTTGTAGATAATTCAAACTTCGCCTTAACAGGCAAAGTATCAGGTACTGCTACTCAGACTGCAAAAGGTAATGTATCTATTGCAACGACAGTCAATCTTGCATTATCAGACCTTCCTTCAATCTCTTTAACTAATTTAGCAGATGCAACTATAACATCTGCCGCTTCTGACCACATCTTAGTACATGATGGCAGTGATTTTAAAAACATTGATATTAAAGAGAAGGTACAAGACATTGCTGGTGCAATGTTCACATCAACAAATACCGAAACAGGTCTTACTGTTACTTATCAAGATGGTACAAACGACATAGATGTTGTTGTAGATAATTCAAACTTCGCCTTAACAGGTAAAGTTACTGGTACTGCAACTCAGACTGCAAAGGGTAATGTATCCATTGCAACATCAGTTAATCTTGCATTAGCAGACCTTCCTGCAATAACTTTAGAAAACTTAAGTAATGTTAATACTGGCGCAGGCGTTGGCCAAGTATTAGGATACAATGGGTCCTCATGGGGTCCTATTAATCAGAGTACAACTACAGATTCCACTACTGAGGGAACGAATAAATACTTTACAGATGGAAGAGTCAATGATGTCATTATTGCTGGTACAGGTCTTGCAAAGTCCTATAATGCCAACGCAGATGGCGGTACCGATACTTCTATAGATGGCAGAGTGACCATGTCAGTAAATACTAGTAATGGTGTTAAAATAGATGGTGATGATGTCGAATTAGATTACAGTGTGATAACAGACTCGGATTTATCTGGTGGTCTACCAAGTGGCTCAGGTAAATCTGTTGGTCATTTGTTCTTTTTAGTATAGTGAAACAATTATGTCAGATGATATTTTTATAAAACAGGACCAAGTTATAGGGCAACAACCCTTTATTAGTCAGACTGCGGTCAGTGGACAAGCATATACAACATCACAAAGAGTCTATCAAGTTCCATCGATTGGACAGACTCCGTTTACATATGTAAATCGTACTCCTACTATAACACAAACGGCTTTAAATGTTCAGAATCCTTCAACTTATCAACATAGAAGTCCATTAACTTATCAACATAGAAGTCCGTCAACTTACAATCATAGAAGTCCTTTTACATATAATCATAGGTCTCCGTTTACATATAACGCAAGACAACCGGCCAGCTATCAACATCAATCGCCTTCGACTTATCAGGTTAGTTATTCAAGACGAGAATCGTCTAACTATGACCATAGAAGTCCGTTTATAACGCAGGTTTCTAGAAGCGCACAAGAACCTAATATTACTCAGACTAGAACTCCGTTGATTTATCAACATCAAAGTACGTTTACCTATGACCATAGAAGTCCGTTGACATATGACCATAGGTCACCTGTTATTAGTCAGTCTACTTACAACCATAGAGAACCTATAATTTATCAAAGTAGAACCTCCGTGCAGAGTTCGTTTACTTATCAACATAGAAGTCCGTTTACTTACGACCATAGAGAACCAAGTACATATAATCATAGGTCATCTTTTCAGAGTCCGTTGATTTATCAACATCAAAGTCCTGCGACATATAATCATAGGTCATCTTTTCAAAGTCCGTTTACTTACGACCATAGAAGTCCGTTGACATATGACCATAGGTCTCCGTTTATTTACCAAAACACTGCAAGTAAACAGACTACCGTTACTTACAACCATAGGTCGCCGTTGACATATGACCACAGGTCGCCGTTGACATATGACCATAGGTCACCATTTACATATGACCACAGAAGTCCTTTGACATATGACCATAGAAGTCCGTTGACATATAACCATAGGTCACCATTTACATATAGTAGAAGAACTCCTTTCATCTTTGATGGTGTAGATGGAGATGACGCTGGAGATAATTCAACAACTTGGGGTCCAGGCGATAGTAGTGCAATTGCATATGTTTCTGCTTCAGATGTAACTAGTAATCGTCTTTGGGATTCTACAGTAAATTCCAGTTCCGCATCTGGTGCTCACAATGCAAATTGCCAAATGATTTTTAATTATCAAACAACTGGTTCAAACGCTAACACCCTTAGGGCCCGATGGCACATGGACAAATCAGCTCAAAGTACACAAATATCAAGATATGAAGACTTTATTCAAAGTCATAGTCCAAGTGGTATCGATAGTTCTTGGTCATGGGATGTTAAATGGGAAAGTACAACTGCGAGTCCAGGGTATTTCACCTCGAATAACAACGGTATTGGAACCGGACCAAGTCTTGCTGAAGATACTTATCATAATGTATGGAATGGAACCACTGCTACTCAAAGACTATTCAAGTGGGAAGGTAGTACTTCTAACCAATCCGAGGCAGAAGTTAATCTTATCTCAGCTAATGTGAAATTCACTGTAAGAATATCGAAATCTGGAGAAACTTCTTTGTTTACATCGACTACAGCGCAATCGGTGTCAGTCTTCGTACTTAATACTGGCGGCGGAGGAGGTCCATAATGGCAACAGGACAACAACCACTAATATCGCAGGCACAACAACCGGTAATTAGAAACCAACAAGAACCTAATATTAGAAACCAACAAGAACCTAATATCAGAAGTCAGCAAGAGCCCAATATTAGAAGTCAACAAGAGCCCAATATTAGAGTTCAGCAAGAGCCTAATATTAGAAATACTCAACAGCCTTCGATATATCAGAATTCTGTAAATTCTCAACAACCTAATATTAGAAATCAGCAAGAACCTAATATCAGAGTTGGTCAGGAAACTAATCAACAACCTAATATTAGAAATCAGCAAGAACCTAATATTCGTTCAAAACAAGTAACAGCACAACAACCTACTATTAAGAATGCACAAAGTCCTTATATTAGAAATGCCCAAGACCCAAGCATAAGAACTGGTCAGGCGACAGTACAACAACCTAGTATTGCGAATCTACAGTCTCCTTTAATTGCAAGAGCATCAATAGCCTCGCAAGAACCTAACATTAGAAGTCAACAAGAACCTAATATTAGAGTAAGTCGAGAACCAAATATTGCAAGTAGTCAGCAACCTAGTATTACTCAGACTAGAAGTCCCTTTATCTATAGGCACCCAATTAACGCTCAAGAACCTAACACTAGAGTACACCAGTCACCGGTGATTTCACAGGCGATTGCGAATAATCAACAACCTAATATTAGGGATGCTCAGACACCTTATATTGCTACTGGTCAAGAACCTAACATTAGAAATCAACAAGAACCCAACATTAGAAATAATCAAGAACCTAACATTAGAAATCAACAAGAACCTAATATTAGAAGTAAACGAAGTCCTTCTATTGCACAACAACCTACTATAAGTCAGCAACCTTATATTGCTAATGCACAACAAACTTATCAATTTACAACTGCGGTGCAACAAACTTACTTCCATAGGTCTCCGTTCATTTACCAATCGAATACTAACAGTAATAGACCAATAGGTCCAGTTGCAAAAGTTAAAGGAGTATTCATAAAAGATGCTGATGGTACCGTAAAACCATCAACAAAAGTATTCGTTAAGAAAGACAGTTCAACAGTTGAGAAAATACATCAAGTACCTGCAACAGACTTTAACAAATAGGATGACTAAATAGTAATATGGCTATACTCGCAAATTTATTCATTGACCAAGGAACAGACTTCACTATTGTAGTCGATGTTTCAGATGCAACAGGAGAGATTTTAAATCTTTCAGGTTATGTTTCTGCTGGTCAAATTAGAAAGACTTACGGTTCTTCAACCGTTTCAGCGACATTCACTACTACCAATGCAAACGCTACAGGTAAAGTAACCATGTCTTTGACTGATACTCAAACTTCAGCATTAGAATCTGGAAGATATGTTTATGATATGAACATAACCAGTGCTAGTGGTGTAACTACAAGAGTTGTCGAGGGCCAAGCAATCATAACACCAGGAGTGACAAGATAATGGCAATCAAGGGAGTCGTATCTAGAGTCGCAACTATAGGTGGTGTATTGTCCAATACAACAAATTTAAGAGCAAAACAGGTGACTGTTGGTGCTCAAGGTAACAATGACATTTCTGCCAAGTCAATCAATGAACTATCAGATGTAAATGCAACCGAAACTGATAATGGTCTTCTCTCATATGACCTATCGTCAGATAAGTGGACAACTACTACTACTATAGACGGCGGAACATTTTAGTTTACTAAATAATAGTAACAAATCAAGGATACCGACCAGTGAAGGTATCGACCCACATTGTGAGTGGACTGAATTTATATTATGTAATCACGACTCAGGAGTGCTGAGTCAAAACAATTAATTTAATTTTTATAGGAAAATAAAAATGGCAACAGTAATTCAAATCAAAAGAAGTACAGGTTCCGCGGCTCCTTCAACTAGTAATCTAAGTGAAGGTGAAATGGCGTATGTACAAGATAGAAGTAATTCTGGCGCATCTGCTAAACTATTCATCGAGTCAGTCGATGCCAGTAATAATGCAGCTATCCACTCAGTGGGTGGTAAGTATTATACTGATATCGTTGACGGAACTTCAGCAACACCTGCTAACTTAAAAGTTGGTAATGGTTCTACTGCTGGTGCAACTTTACAAATCATGGAAGACTCCGATAACGGAACAAACTTCGTTGGTCTTAAAGCTGCAGATGCTCTTGGAGCATCAGTAACTTTCACACTACCTAGTGCTGATGGTTCAAATGGACAAGTTATAGGAACAGATGGTTCAGGAAGTCTTTCTTTCGTATCAACAACTTCAACCCTTGCTGGTGGTAGTGATGTAAGCATCACATCTGCTGCTGATGGAGCGATGTTATTATATGATACAGGAACATCAAAATGGATCGATAATGTAATGTCTGGAGACGCCACTATGGCTGACACAGGTGTTCTAACTATTGGATCCCAAAAAGTCCTCAACTCTATGTTGGCTGACGATGCAGTTGGAGCAGATGAATTAGCTTCAAACGCAGTCGTAACGGCATCTATCGTTGACGCAAACGTAACAACTGCAAAAATCGCTGACGATGCTGTAGATGCTGATAAATTAGCATCAAGTGCCGTAGTATTCGCTTCATTAGCGGGTGCATTGGTTCAGGCATCTGGTGAAGCTTTCGCAGATAACGACACAACTTTAATGACTTCAGCTGCTATTCAGGACAAAATCCAAGCATTAGCAACTACAGAAGACTTAGACCTTGCAGGTGATAGTGGAACTGGTGCAGTCGATTTAGACTCTCAGTCACTAACAGTCTCTGGTACAGCAAACGAAGTTGAAACAAGTGTTAGTGGAACGACTATAACAGTCGGTTTACCAAACAATGTAACAGTCGCTAACAACTTAACAGTTTCAGGAAACTTAATATCAGACGATATTACAACTGCAACTTTAACAACATCTGGTAACTTAACAGTCACAGGAAACTTGGCAGTTAATGGTACTACAACAACAGTAAACTCTTCAACAGTAAATATCGCAGACCCAGTTTTCGAAATTGGTTCAGATAGTTCAGACGATAACCTAGACAGAGGTATCAAATTTAAGTACAACTCCGGTGGTGCTAAGATTGGTTTCTTTGGTATGGATGATACAGATGGTTCTTTTGTTGCTCTAGAAAGTGCAACAGATAGTTCATCTACATTCTCTGGTACTGCAATGGCTGGTAAATTCGGAAACTTAACTATTGCTAACGCAACAATGAGTGGAAGTATTAACAGTTATGCAGGTACTGCTCCTACAGATGGTCAAATCCTAATTGGTGACACATCTTCAGGTTTAATGGACAAAGCTACTCTTACTGCTGGTGACGGAATCGATATCACTAATGGTGCAGGTTCTATATCAATCAGTGCTGAACAGTCAACTGCATCTAATTTAGGTGTTGTTATTGTCGCTGCTGGTGAAGGTATGGACGTTGCTTATAGTGGTGGAACTGCTACGATTACTGGAGAAGATGCAACAGTATCTAACAAAGGTATCGCTAGTTTTGCTACAGCAAACTTTACTGTAACAAGTGGTGCAGTGGCTATCACTGCTATTGACGGTGGAACATTCTAAGGAAACTGAGAATATTTTAATTTAATCAATAGGAGATAGACATGGCAACAGTTATACAGTTTAAAAGAAGTTCTACTCAGAACGCAGTTCCGACTACAGGCAATTTAGCCTTAGGGGAACTGGCTGTCAATACTTATCACGGTAGATTTTATACCGAGAAGAATGATGGTTCCGCTGCTGTTGTAGAGATTGGGTCTAACCCAAAAACTCTACAAATTAATGACGCTATAACATTTCCAACCAGTGATGGTTCAAATGGACAAGTTCTTACAACCAATGGTTCAGGAACAGTTTCATTTGAAACCTTAGGTGGTTCAGGTGTTTCAATTTACAAATACACCGTTTCGGGTAACCAAACTGTATTTACAGGTAACGATGATGACAGTAATGCATTATCTTACACTGTAGGTTCAGAACAGGTATTCTTAAATGGTGTTAAGTTGATTGATGGTGGTGCAGATTATACTGCAACAAACACAACGACTATTACGCTGGCGGAAACTGCAATTGCAGGTGATACAGTAGAAGTAGTAGCAGTCACGGCTGCTAATTTAGTACAAGGATTCTATACAAATAGTGTCTTTAGTGCAACTACTGCTAACCAAGTATTATCAAGTAATGCAGTTACGAATAAGGGTATTAAATATGTAATTACTGCCACTCATGCGAGTGCAGGAACACATTCAGCCGAAGTATTATTAATCAATGATGGATCCAGTGCATATTTCGTCCAATATGGCGATATATTCAGTGCTGCTTCATTATTTTCGTTGACTGCTGATGTTAATTCAGGAAACATGAGACTCTTATGTACACCTGCTAACACCAACACAACGGTTAATACTTTCCAAATAAGACAATCATAGGGGGATAGAAAATGGCTATAACAAGAAGTTTTAAACTTGCTGAATTTATTCGTCACATGTCTTATAACTCTAGTACAGATAGGATAGAAACAGTAAAAGAAATACAAGATGAGAATACATCAACGGGCGGAGTCACTAAGACTGCAACTACTGAATTTTCACTTGACAATTTTACTCATGCTACCTATAGAGCTGCGAGATATATCGTGGCTATGTCAGAGGGAAGTAATTTCCATTCAACGGAGATAATGTTGGTACATGATGGTTCCACTGTTACTTTAACACAATACGGAACACTGAAAGATACTAACTTAGCGACATTTGATGCAGACATTAGTGGCACAACTGTTAGACTATTATGCACACCTGCGAGTACAAACTCAACGGTCATAAAGTTCAACAGAACTACAGTAGAAGCTTAAATACAGTAATTTATTATGTAAAGGGGACTTTTAGTCCCCTTTTTTGAGCTCAATATAAAAATAACATAAATAACACCATGGCATCAAAAGTAAAATTTTTCGCAGATTTAGGTGTTCAGTCGAAACTAAACACCCAAGTAGATGGCGACCTCACTGTTGCAGGTAACTTGACTGTTACCGGAAATTCACTAACCGTTAATTCGACCACAACTTCTGTTGGCGATTCTATGTTCGAATTCGCAAATCAGAATACTGAAGCAGATTTAATCGATATTGGTTTCTACGGAAACTATAACGATGGTTTATCAGATGGTGGTGCATCTGAATACACAGGTCTATTCAGAGATGCATCGGATTCTACATGGACATTATTTGATGGTTTAGAAGTAGAACCAGGGACTACAGTTAATACTAGTGGTTCGGGTTACGCACTTGCTGATTTAAAACTTGGAGATTTGACATCTTCAACATTGACGGCAGCTGGGTTACTATATCCTACTTCAGATGGTTCTAACAATCAAGTCTTAATGACTAATGGTTCAGGACAATTATCGTTTCAAGATGCTGGGTCAGGATTGACAGCAGGTACAGTCACAACAACTTCTACCACTATCACGAATTTAGACACGATGGCAATTGCAAGTTATAGGGGTGCAAAGTACACTGTAACAGTCTCAGACGCTACAGGAGGCGATTACGAGATAACAGAGATACATGTGATACATGACGGCACTAATGCGAGTATAACGCAGTTTGGTACAGTATTACAGGGTACTTCTAGTGAGTTGGGAACATTCTCAGTAGATATTGATTCAGGAAATCTAAGATTAAGAGTTACATCCTCCTCTTCTAATTCAACTGTATACAACTTCAAGAGAATCGACCACTCAACATAAAAAAAGTCATTATTTTTTATAGTAAGTAATGGTTTAGAACATCACCAATCTATAAATAATAGTATTAATTACTAACACTTTTACAAAAGGACACAAAGAATGGCAACAACACAAACATTTGTAATCGAGTATGGGTTATCAGTTGGGTCATCAGAAGTTATCAATTCGAGTGGAAAAATCGCCGCAGGCGCTATGACCAACATTGATACCGATGATATCGCTGAGGGTTCATCTTCACTTTACTTTACTTCAGGAAGATTCAATAGTTCTTTTGATACAAGACTATCTAATGCCACTATAGATGGAGGCACTATCTAATGACAAGTAAGAATTTCATAATCAAAAACGGCTTAACAGTAGGAACTACTGAAGTCATAACATCTGCTGGTGTAGTTACTGGTGCAGGTGTCAACGAGGCAGTTGACGATAGAGTCAATTCACTATTAACAGCAGGTGCAGGCATTGGGCTTGCATATGATGACGCTGCTGGAACATTGACAATCACAGGTAATGTTGGGGACATCACAGGCGTAAACGCTGGTGCTGGTCTAACAGGAACTGCAACATCTGGTGATGCAACACTAAACATTGGTGCTGGTACAGGTATTACTGTAAACGCCGATAACATTGCAATCAATTTCAAAGACGAAGACAATATGTCTTCAAACAGTGCAACTCATGCCGCTACTCAACAATCAGTCAAGGCATATGTAGATTCACAAATACAAACCAAAGATAATACAGACGAAATCACTGAAGGTTCAAATCTTTACTTTACAAATGAAAGAGTAGATGACAGAGTTAATGCATTACTAGTTGCCGGAACAGGTATCACATCTACATACGATGATGCCGCTGGAACACTTACACTTAACGGACAAGTTGGTGATGTAACAAGTGTCGTATCAGGAACTGGTCTAACAGGTGGTGGAACGAGTGGTGATGTAACAGTAAATGTTGTTGGTGGTACAGGTATAATCGCAAATGCGAATGATATCGCAATCGATACTTCTGTAACAGTAGATTTAACTACTAGTCAAACACTTTCAGGCAAAACACTAACATCTCCAATCTTAAATACTGCTCTATCTGGTACTGCATTCTTAGACGAAGACGACTTCTCAAGTAATGCGAATGATAAAGTTGCATCTCAACAATCTATTAAAACATATGTTGATGCATCTGTTGCCGCTAAAGACAATACAGACGAGATAACAGAAGGTTCAAGTAACTTATACTTTACAAATGCAAGAGCAGACGCTAGAATAACTAACGCATTAGTTGACGAAGACAATATGGCTTCAGATAGTGCTACTAAAGTTGCATCACAACAAAGTATTAAGGCATATGTAGATTCAAGTGTTGCCGCTAAAGATAATACAGACGAAATTACAGAAGGTTCAAACCTTTATCACACCACTGCAAGAGCAAGAGCATCTATAAGTGCTGGTGGTGACTTAGCATACAACAGTACAACTGGTGTAATGAGTTTCACGAACGATGCAGGAGATATTTCTTCAGTAGTCGCTGGAACTGGTACAACAGGTGGCGGAACTGCTGGTGATGTAACAATAAATGTTATTGGCGGAGAAGGTATCACTGCAAACGCAAACGATATCGCATTATCATCCTCAGTTGCTGGTGATGGTCTTGCATTCTCATCTGGTGTTTTGAATGTAGAAGTAGACGATAGTTCTATAGAAACAAGTTCAGATACATTACAAGTAAAAGCAGGTGGTGTTACTAACGCCATGTTGGCAGGTTCTATTTCAAATGCTAACCTTGCAGGTTCAATCGCAAACGCAAAATTGGCCAACTCATCAATTACAATAGACGGAAGTGCTGTTGCATTGGGTGGTTCAATTACTACTAATAACACACAACTTACACAAGAAAATGTAGAAGACTTTGTTGGTGGTATGTTAGATGGTACCGAAACAGGTATCTCTGTATCATACGATGACACTGCTGGTAATCTTGATTTTGTCGTAAGTGGTGTCACAAATGCCATGTTGGCTGGTTCAATCAACCAAGACAAACTTGCAGGTTCAATTGCAAACGCAAAACTTGCTAACAGTGTAATAACGATTGATGGTCAATCTACTGCATTGGGTGGTTCAGTCACAACAACTAATACACAAAGAAGTCAAGAAGAAATTGAAGACTTCGTTGGTGGTATGCTAGATGGTACCGAAACAGGTATCTCAGTATCATATGATGATACAGATGGCAACATCGACTTTGTTGTAGACAACTCAGACTTTGCTCTAACAGGCGATGTTACTGGTACTGTTACTCAGACTGCAAAAGGTAATGTGTCTATTTCAACAACAATCGCTGCTAACTCAGTTGCACTTGGCTCAGATACAACAGGTAATTATATTGCCGCTGTGAGTGCAGGTACTGGTATCTCAGTAAGTGGTTCTGGTGAAGGCGCAACATCAACAGTCAGTATTGGACAGGCAGTTGCAACATCCGATAATGTTCAGTTTGCAAACTTAGTGTTATCAGGCAACTTAACAGTTAATGGTGCAACAACTACAGTTAGTTCAACTAACACAGCAATCGAAGATGCATTGATAGAATTAGGGACAGGTACTTCAGGTACGCCTTCTAACGATGCTGGTTTTGTTATTGAAAGAGGAAGTTCCGACAATGTATTCATTGGTTGGGACGAGAGTGCAGATGCTATAACATTTGGTACTGGTAGTTTTACTGGTGCATCTACAGGTAATTTAAGTATTACACCAAGTGCAGTTAATACAGGCGCCTTGACGATTACTAATGCTAGTAACTCAGGCGGAACTGCGAGAAACATATTTCAGTCAACATCAGCTCCAGGCGGAAGTGATGGCGCAGTTGGCGATTTATGGGTTCTCTACTCTTAATAAATAACCATTTAAGGATTATATAATATGGCGACAGGTTCACAAAAGGTCAAAACACCCACAGGTTGGAATTCTACAAGAGGTGCATGGGTAAAAACTGCATCAGGTACTTGGAAAGATGCAGAACAAATCTATGTCAAGACTCCAACAGGTTGGAATAACGCATCAGGACAGGCAAGTGTCCAACAACCTTATCCGTACATTGCTAACAATCAAGAACCCAATATAAGAAATAGGCAAAACCCTTATCCTTATATTGCTAATGCTCAAGAACCGAATATAAGAGATGCACAACAACCGTATCCTTATATTGCTAATGCTCAAGAGCCTAATATTAGAGATGCAAGACAACCTGCGATTTATCAAAATCCAGTAAGCGCACAAGAACCTAATATTAGAAACCAACAAGAACCTAATATTAGAAGTCAACAAGAACCTAATATTAGACCGGCGAGACAACCTTCTACATATCAACATAGAAGTCCGTCAACATATAGAGACCCTAGAACATATCAACATCCGACTACCTATCAGCATAGAAGTCCTTTGACTTATCAGCATAGAAGTCCGTTGACATATAACCATAGGTCGCCGTTGATTTATCAACATCAATCGCCTTCTACATATAGTAATAGACAACCTAGTACATATAATCATAGGTCACCTTATCAGAGTCCGTTTACTTACAATCATAGAAGTCCGTTGACATATAACCATAGGTCACCGTTTACATATCGTAATCCGTTTACCTATAACCATAGAAGTCCTCTAACATATAACCATAGGTCTCCTTATAGAAGTCCGTTCACTTATCAACATAGAGAACCGAACACTTATAACCATAGGTCACCTTATCAGAGTCCGTTCACTTATCAACATAGAGAACCGAACACTTATAACCATAGGTCACCGTTTACATATCGTAATCCGTTTACCTATAACCATAGAAGTCCTTTAACATATAATCATAGAAGTCCTTACACTTATAACCATAGGTCACCGTTTACTTACCGTAATCCGAGTACCTATAACCATAGAAGTCCTTCAACATATAATCATAGAAGTCCTTACACTTATAACCATAGGTCGCCATTTACATATCGTAATCCGTTCACCTATCGTAATCCGTTTACATATAACCATAGGTCACCGTTTACATATCGTAATCCATTTACCTATCGTAATCCGTTTACATATAATCATAGGTCGCCGTTTACATATCGTAATCCGTTTACCTATCAGTTGCCGTTCACATATAACGCAAGACAACCGTTTACATATAACGCAAGACAACCAGGCACATATAACAACAGACAACCGTTCACTTACAATCATAGAGAACCGTACACTGTTAATGCAAGACAACCGTTTACATATAATGCTCGTACTGGAGTTAATGTCCAATCTGTTGGACAACAACCAAGTATTTACTCATTCCGTAACCCGTTCAACTTCCCAGGTGGTGGCGGAGGTTGCTTCGCTCCAGGTTCATTGATATGGCTTGCAGATGGAAGTCATTCGCCTATTGAAGATTGTGTTCTTGGTCAATATGTAATGACTTGGAACGAAAGTACAAAACTTCTAGAACCTAGAGAGATATCTCTAATCATGCAACCAAGAATGTGTCCTATATTTGATGTTACATTCTCAGATGGAAGAGTATTACAAATGACTGATACTCATCCATTAATGTTACCAAATGGTCAATGGGGTGCATTAGATGTTGAGAAATCAGTTAGAGAACATGAATGGATGCAAGATATAGAAACTCATGAAATCGCAATTGGCGATAGTATCTTTAGTATGTTAGATGGTATAATGTTTGACAGACAAGATGAAATGGGCTTAGAAATAGTATCTGTAGAAGAACATTCAGAGATGGAAGTACATAACTTAAGTGGAGTTCAAGACAACAATAACTTCTTTGTTAATGGAATGCTCGCTCATAACTTTGGTAATCAGTTCCAGTCTCCACAGGTTAAGAACTAATGAATCTAATAATCAATAAAAACATGATAGTAAGGGGTAATATCTAATGCCACAACAACCGGTAATAGCAAACGCTCGAGCGAGTGTCAGGTCCCCTAGTATAGGACAACAACCTTACATTGCAAATGGTCAAACTCCATTTATTCAACCTACGCAGGGTCCTGCTATAAGAAACGGCCAGACACCGTACATCGCTAATAGTCAGACGCCTTATATTGCTAATGGACAGACACCTTATATTGCTAATGCGAGGTCGCCTAGAAACGGTCAATCGCCTAGTAATGCACAAGAACCTAATATTAGAAGTGCTCAGTCACCTAGTAATGCTCAGTCACCTAGTAACGCACAAGAACCTAACATTAGAAGTGCCCAGTCACCTAGTAATGCTCAGTCACCTAGTAACGCACAAGAACCGAACATTAGGTCTATACAAGAACCTAATATTAGAAACAATCAGCAACCTAATATTAGAAATGCTCAGACGCCTAGTAACGCACAAGAACCGAACATTAGGTCTATACAAGAACCTAATATTAGAGCTCAACAAGAACCTAATATTAGAAGTGCCCAGTCACCTAGTAACGCACAAGAACCTAATATAAGAAGTTATCAGTCTCCTTATATTGCGAGCGCACAACAGTCTGCTCAAGAACCTAATATAAGAAGTTATCAGTCTCCTTATATTGCGAATGCTCAGCAAACAGCACAACAACCTAACATTAGAAACCAACAAGAACCTAATATTAGAAATGGTCAGTCACCTAGTAATGCACAAGAACCTAACATTAGAAGTCAACAAGAACCTAATATTCGTTCAGCACAACAATCAGCACAAGAGCCGAATATCAGAAATGCTCAGACTCCTTATATTGCGAATGCACAAAATCCATTTGCTAGAAGTCAACAAGAACCTAACATTAGAAACCAACAAGAACCTAATATTAGAGCTCAACAAGAACCTAATATAAGAAACAGACAGACTACTTCTAATTATCAGAATCCTGTAAATGCTCAGAATCCATTTATTAGAAATGCTCAGACACCATTTACATATGACCATAGAAGTCCGTTGACATATGACCATAGGTCACCATTGACTTACAATCATAGAAGTCCGTTTACTTACAGAAATCCTTCAAGTAGTCAGACTCCGTTTACTTATGACCATAGAAGTCCTTCGACATATGCTAGACAAGGTCAAACACCTTTCACATATCAACATCAAAGTCCTTCAACATATGCTAGACAAGGTCAAACACCTTCTACTTATGACCATAGAAGTCCTTCGACATATGCTAGACAAGGTCAGACAACTGTTATCCGTTGGGATGGTGTTCTATCGCAAACGTGGCCAGGCACTCCTATATCGTCATAAATATAAGACAATTTAGGAATTTACATTATGAGTATCAAAAGCAAATCATTCGAGCATACAAAGGAATTACTCCAAGGACTCGACCCAACAGATAAGAGTTTTCATCTACAGTTGGGTCAGTTCGATGTTCTAAAAGACTACAAAGAAACCGACACATACAAATCATTAAAGTATGTTACAGAGAATCACACCGGAAAACTAAAACAAGTTAAATGGGGTGACATGACTAAACTAATCAAGGAAGAGAAATTTCTTGGTTGGAATAAACTACAGTCCCATGCATGGGCATATCATTACTTTCTACCCCACGGATATACTGCACCACCTGAAACTCCTGTACCAGGAATTTCGTCCATGGATTTCAAAAATTCAAATAACGAATATCAGAAGATGCAAGACTTCACTGATAAAGACTTTGACGACCAACAGAATAACAGTATCAACTCTGTATATTATCATGGCGCCAAGGCTCATTGGTTAGTAGACAGTATCAGAGAAGAGGGTTTATGGAATGCGATTCAAGGCACCGTAAGTACAGCAGGTAAAAATCGTCATGGAGAATTGATGTATCAGTTATCAATACATCCAGGTTCAGTTCGTTCTGGTGTATTTGAAACAATGAATGACCCAAATTTAGATTTATGGATATGGGACAATCATGATGCTATACCTTTGCCAGAGACATCTATAGATGATATGATTGATGAGATGAAAGGACAACTTGTAGAACGAGATGCAGAACACTATTCAATATCTTTTGCATATACTCGTGGTTACTTAGAGATACATAGTGACTTGTTGAAGATGAACTTCAGAGGAAGTGTAACCGATTATAACATGAAAGTGAACCAGTTGTCAAAGGGTAAACATCTAAACATATACATTGGTTATGATTCTAGACATACTAATATCGCTGAGTTAAGTGCAAAGTGTGTTAAAAGTAGTATATTATCTGGTGCCGGTAGAGGCGATGTGCATGATATGTTGGGAGATTGGACTCCTGAGGTTAAGTATCTTGACATATCAAAGATTCCAGAGTATACTAGAGAGTATGCAGCTCAATCAACAGAGTTCACATATAGTAGATTCTTGATTCCTTACTTAGAAAACTATGAAGGATTTAGTATTTTTATTGATGATGATATACTATTCAATGAAAGTATCTTACCAATGTTCTACTACTTAGACTTAGATGATGCAGTTGCATGTGTACAGTATGATTTTGATAGTTATGCTGAAACAAAATTTAACGGTGAAAAGAATGTATCTTACCCTAAAAAACTTTGGTCATCATTAATGATATTTAATAATGGTCACGAAGACTGTAAGAAACTTACACCAGAAGTTGTTAATACTGAAAGTGGTAAATATCTACATCAATTCGAATGGACAGATAAGATATCAGAGATACCAGAGTGGTATGTTATAACAGAAGGACACGATACAATAGAAGATAAGTGGCGTGCTTGTGCTGTACATTACACACGAGGCGGTCCTTGGATTGAGGGTATGGATACCTCTCAGATAGAACACCTAAATATGTATGAGAAATTAAGAAACAAACATCAACCAAAAGAGGTGTTTAAGTGGTCTTAAAGAAAAATTAAATTATGGAGTTATTATGAATATGTTAATTTATTGTGAGAATGGTCATCTTACTATCAGAAAACCAAATGGCCTAGAATGGAGACATGAGAATGTCGACAAACCAGAATTGGGATTTGACTATGATGTTTTAATCTATGATGATATCGAAGTTAAGATTATGGAGTGGAAAGACGATGTTCAGTTTGATGACCAAGTTAAACTTTCACTTACAGATGTAGAGTCAGATGCAATTGAGAATTACATTGAGAATTCTACACCACCTAATGATGTAACATTAGCAAATCAATACAGTCAACAAATCAATGATGTTTGTAGAGAGTATACAGAACAACAAATGAATTCTTATGGATTCGAAAGTTTAGTAGATACTATGGCAGCTGCGAGAGATGGTTCAAATCATCCTTTAAGGTCAGATGCAAGACGAGCATTAGAATACTATGATGTAATGTGGAATATTTACATCAATGTAATGAATGAAGTCAAGGCAACTAGAGAAGATTTATTACCAAATGTTGATGACTTCATTAATAGATTTCCTCAACCGCAACAAGCATTGATTGAATAGTAGTATGTCTAAGTTTGACTTAGAAATAGTTGAGATAGATAAACCCTTTGCTATCCAAGAGATGCCTTTGGGAAATAAAATCTATGTGATTGATGACTATCTTGAACCAGCGATACATCGTTGGGTTCATAAAACTATTAGTCAAGGACCTAGATGGTCTAAATCGAATCAAGTAAACGCACAACATCCTACAGGTTTACCGCACCACTCCCTTTGGGGAGCATCTTTCTTTAAGACAGATAATAATGGCGCACCGATGATGGAAAAGGGCGAAAATGATTGGACAACTGAGTCCGCTAGATGGTTTAATAGAAGAATATGTACAGATTTTCAATTCAAATGGAAAAGATTTCAATACATGGGCACCAATTCTCAGACTCATGGTCAACACGGAACAACTCACTCAGATTGTGCAGCTGAAGATGATTGGAACATATCGTTTCTATATTATTACAACACATTCTGGAATCCTGCATGGGGTGGTGATTTAAGATTCTATGAACCCGATGTTTATCAAGCAGGTTTAGACGGTAGAGATGAACACATAGAAAAACATTCAATAGGCAGTGTCGAGTTTAAACCAAACAGACTATTGATGTTTGACGGAAGAATACCTCATGGTGCAGATGCACCAAATTCTAGGGCCAGATACGCAGACAGATGTTCTATAGTACTTAGAGGTGACGAAATAGAACTTATTGAAAAGGAAGAATTATATAATGCCAACGATAGATTTCACTACATTTAACGAAGAGAGTCTTAGAGACTTTAAACCGGTTTTAGCTAAATCTCTAGCACCCGATTGGTTTAAAAAGATGAAAGTCTTTCAACACGATAGAGGTAAGAGAATGCAAACTATTCGTGCTTGTCCTGCTATGGATGACTGGTTAAAATCTGGTTGGTTGATTCTTGCAAATAGAGACATGGAAGTTAATGTAGATGGTCCCTTTACATATACAACTGATGCTGAAGAGAATGAAAAGAAAAGTGGTACTAACGAATTTCAAGATTCCAGAAAACAAGGTCAGGCATCTCCTTCTCATCCAGCAGGTCAGTTTGGTTATGCATTTAGTTATCTAGGTGAAGACGGTCCAGTTAAAGATGCATTTAAAATGAGAAATGCCTGGAACATAATAACACCTAAAGGGTATTCATGTTTTTACTTAGACCCATTTCTATTTCAAAACAATCACTTCGCAACATGGCAGGGTGTTATAGATACAGACGACTTTAATATCAATCAAGACAATTCACAAATTATTTTCTATCCCAAAGTTAAACACTCCTTTGTTATACCAAAAGGAACTCCTTTGGTTCAAATCATACCGTTCAAAAGAGAAGAGTGGGTGGCAACATATCAATTAAAAGATGAGAAGTCCTGGCACACCGACAGAGGTGAAAACAGACATCAAGATTTGCCTGGAATGGATGAAATAAATAGAACTAAGTATGCCAAACTTACAGATGAGAATCCAAATCAAATGGGTGCTTACAGAGCTGAAGGTCATTGGAAAAGTAAAGGTAAAAACTTTAAAGAAATGGAACCACCACCAGAGTGTCCGTTTCATAAAGGAGATGTAGATGGCGATTAAATTATTCAGTCCAGCAGTAATATGTATGAGACAATGGTTGAGAGAACCAGAAGATAAAGTAGAAGGACTTACTCCTGAATATTTCGAACTATTGAAGAACGAAATGGATGCGATGAGAACGAGAGACCCACAAGGAAGAAATAGGTCTAATGCTGGTCATGGTTGGCAGTCAAATGATGGTATAGATAATAATCCCATATTCAATAAGTTGATGAGAAACATTAAGAAGATGGCTCAGAACGAACTGTTAGGATACTGTGGATTTGTACCTGGTGCTGGTCAAGTTAATATGCATAATGCTTGGGGAAACATAAACTACAAACATGGATTCAATCAACCCCATTTACATAATGGGTGTAGTTATTCTGGTGCTTGTTATATCAATGCAGATGGTGATGAAGGTGATATTAGATTCATAGAGACGGCAAAACATTTTGTGGGTATGCCTGTGGGTACTCCTAGAATGGAAGAGTCGTGGGGTATACAACCTAAAACAGGAGACATAGTTTTGTTCCCTAGTGGGTTGATGCATATGGTATCAGTAAACACGACAGATAAAGATAGATATAGTATCTCATTCAACATGGACTTGAGTGTACCTGAAAATGATAGAGCCAGTTTCATTGATGATGATGAGGCAAAGATAGAAAAACTTGATAATATTTTCAAAACAGACCACTTCGGCAAGCTTATTCAGTAGCACATATTCATAAATAACGGTATGGATATAGTCGTAGACCCACATTTACTTTGGAACATCGTTTTAACTGTTGTTGTAATTCCTGTCGGATGGATGATTCGAGGAATCTTTGCTGAACAGAAAAGAATGGATATTCTAATCAACAAAACACGAGAAGAAATTGCCAAAGAGTATGTTACCAGAGAACAAATGGAACAGACATTTCAGCGTATTATAGACTCAATCGAGCGTATAGACGAGAAGATAGATAGACTTCAAACCAAAACTTTCTTCCAAGATTAAATTTACTATAAATAGTAGTATAAACAGGAAATACTACTATGGCAAAACCAAACAGTAAAGCAACATTTAAAGAATACATCAAGAGGAAACTTGGTGCGCCAATCTTGGAAATCAACATTGATGATGACCAATTTGATGATAGAATAGACGAGGCTCTACAATATTTCCACAACTACCACTATGATGGTACTCTTAAGACTTATCTCAAACATCAGGTAACTAGTGCCAAGAAAACTGGTATGAAAACCAACGAGACTGAAACAGAATCAGCCGCAGGTACTCAGTACTACAACAATGAACAATTCGCTACTCAACAAAACTATATTGTTTTACCAGAGTCAGTCATTGCAGTATTAAACATATTCCCATTCGCAGACAAGTCTGCCCTAAACATGTTTGACATGAGATATCAATTAAGATTGAATGACCTATTCAGTCTAAATTCAACTAACATGTTGAATTATCAAATGGCACAACAACACATTCAGTTAATGAACGATGTTCTTATAGGTAGAACACCCATTAACTACAACCAACACCAGAACAGACTATATCTCCATATGGATGGAAATATGATAAACGATGGCGAATGGTTAATTATAGAATGTTATAGAAAAATAGACCCAAATGACTTTACAGATGTATACAACGATATGTGGTTAAAGAAATACGCCACTGCATTATGTAAGTATCAGTGGGGCGAAAACTTATCTAAGTTCTCTGGTATTGCACTTCCGGGCGGAATTACACTAGACGGACAACAGATGAAAGACGAAGCCAAAGAAGAGATTCAAAGATTAGAAGACGAATCAAGATTGAATCATGACATGTTGCCTATGGACATGATGGGTTAATAAATTATGCCTACTAATGTATTTTTCAACCATGCAGTAAACTCAGAACAACATCTTTACGAAGATTTAGTTGTAGAGTCACTTAGATTCTATGGTCATGACTGCATGTACTTACCTCGACAAGTTATCGAAGAGGATAGTATACTCAATGAAGATGTTCAATCTAAATTTGGTGATGCGTATGGTGTTGAGATGTACATCGAAAGTACAGATGGATTCGAAGGCGAAGGAGACTTAATGTCTAAGTTTGGTCTACAGATAAGAGACCAGGCAACATTCGTAATCGCATTAAGAACATGGGAAAGATTCATATCATTAGATTCAAACCTTGCAACATCATTTAGACCCAACGAAGGAGATTTAATTTACTTCCCTCTTAGTGGTTCAATGTTTGAGATAAAATTTGTAGAACACGAAGACCCATTCTATCAAGTAGGTAAACTATTTGTATTTAAGATGAGATGTGAACTATTTGAATACAGTCAAGAAGACTTTGACACTGGTGTTGCTGATATAGACCTCATAGAAGACGAACAGGCATACTCATTAAATATGACAATGACATCTGGAAATTCTCAAGACTATATTGCTAATGAGAATCTTTCTCTTAGTGGTACAGTTGTTGCAGAAGTCGTATCTTGGAATCAACCAACAAGTAAACTACTTGCGAAAGATATCACAACAACACTACAAGTTGGTGATGTGCTAAATGGTGCCAATGGTGCAACATTTACTATTGGTTCAATAGACGACAGAATGACATTTAACAATGATGCAGCTGCTCAAAACTTAGACTTTGAGAATAAAGATTCATCATACTTAGACTTGAGTGAAACAAATCCATTTGGAGAACCATAATGTTCGGAACATATTTTTACAATGAAACTATAAAGAGGTGTGTATCAGTCTTTGGTACAATGTTCAATAATATAGAGTTTAAGAAAGTCAAGGCAGACGGAACAATTCTGTCTTCCCCTATGGTACCAATATCATATGGACCAAAACAAAAATTCTTAGATAGAATATCAGAAGAAGCAAATCTGTCTGATAGGAATAGGAGTGCAATATCGTTGCCAAGGATGGCATTTGAACTTACAGGTTTTGAATACGATGTGCAAAGACAACAGAATAAACTCATAAGAGCTGTCAAACCTGTCATGGAATCAAATGGCAAGAAAGGGTTTCAATACGCACCTGCACCATACAACTTAAATTTCACATTGTCTATTCTAACTAAGAACATGAACGATGCACTACAAATAGTAGAACAGATATTACCATATTTTCAACCAGAGTATACAGTCACAATGAAAATGGTTGACTCCATGGCAGACCATAGAGATGTACCCATAGTTCTAAACTCTGTATCATTCCAAGACGATTACGAAGGTTCTATGGAAGATAGAAGAGTTATAGAGTATACTTTAGACTTCACAATGAAGACATACTTCTTTGGTCCTATCTATACTGGTAACATAATTAAAAGTGTGGTTGAAAGAACTTACATTGGTGACAACTCTAATACATTTACATCATCAACAATAGGTGCCTCAGGATTAGTCAAAGAGGTTAAACACTATGAACCTGCTTTTGCAGAGTCATCTAACTTAGTAAACAACACCTCCACAGTCACCTTTCCTACTGCAATAAATACTAGTATATCGGTAGGTGATGAAGTATTTGGAACTAATCTTACAACAAACCCAACGATAACGAGTATCGCAGCTAACAAATTATCTATAGTACTAAGTGCAGCTGTCAACATGACATCCGCAATCAACAAGTTACAGTTTGTGGGTTCAGTAGATGCAGATGACACATTTGTTGTCGCAGAGAATGTCACATTCTATGACGATGGTGTTAAAGATGATTACAGTGAAGAAGACAATAGTTAAATATGAATGAAATAGATGAAACATTAGATGGCCTTCTAAATATAGAATCGGAAATCAAAAAAGAAACAAGAGTAGTTACACTTCCAACTCGACATGAGAACATGGAAACAGACTACAAGTACGCTAGAGAAAATCTGTATGGACTCGTAGAAAGAGGACAAGATGCAATCGAAGGCATACTACAATTATCAAAAGAAACAGAACACCCTCGTGCATATGAAGTTGCAGGTCAGTTAATCAAAACAGTGGGTGAAACAGCAGAGAAACTTCTAGATTTACAGAGTAAAATGAAGAAGTTAGAGGGCGAAGAACAACAGAAGATAGGACAACAACACAATCATTTGTATGTTGGGTCAACTTCTGAATTACAGAAGTTCTTAAAAAAGAACAAAGACTAAAATATGGTTCAAGCGAAGAACGAAGGTTACTTAGGTAACAATTTAATCAAAAGGGCGGGTACAGAAACTAAGTACACCCAAGAACAGATAGCAGAATATCAAAAATGTTCTTCAGACCCATGCCACTTTATTGAAAACTATACTCAGATTATATCACTAGACGAAGGTTTAGTGCCATTTAAACTCCGTGGTTATCAAGATAAACTCATAAATCACTTCAATGACAATAGATTTAACGTAGTTCTTGCAGCCAGACAGAGTGGTAAATCAATAACATCATGTGCTTACTTACTATGGTTCATATTGTTCACTCCAGAAGTCACCGTTGCTGTTCTGGCGAACAAAGGTGCGATTGCCAGAGAGATGGTGTCTCGTATCGTAACCATGCTGGAGACCGTTCCCTTCTTCTTACAGCCGGGTGTTAAAATACTAAACAAAGGTAACATAGAGTTCGGCAATGATAGTAAACTAGTCGCAGCCGCAACATCTTCAAGTTCTATTCGTGGTATGTCTATTAACATGCTATATCTAGATGAGTTTGCATTCGTAGAAGATGCAGAGACCTTCTATACTGCAACATATCCAGTGGTAACATCGGGTAAAGACTCTAAGGTTATCATCACCTCGACTGCGAACGGTGTTGGTAACATGTTTCATAAGATATATGAGAGTGCAATACACAAACAATCAGAATATGAAGCATTTACTATTGGGTGGCAAGATGTTCCTGGTCGTGATGAGGCATGGAAGAAACAGACTATTGCAAACACCTCAGAGGCGCAGTTTGAACAAGAGTATGGTAACTCATTCTTAGGAACAGGTAATACTCTTATCAACGCAGACACCTTATTGGGTATGAGAGCCCTAGACGGTGAATGGCATAAAGACGGTCTAACAGTATATGATAAACCAATGGAGAATCATAACTATGTAGTTACAGTCGATGTATCACAAGGAAGAGGGTTTGATTACTCTACTTTTAGTATCTTCGATGTGTCTCAGAGACCGTTTAAACAAGTTTGTACTTATAGAGATAACATGATTAGCCCCATGCTGTTTCCGGATTTAATAAATAAGTACTGTAGTAGATATAATGAAGCTTTAGTTATTATAGAAAATAACGCCGAAGGTTCGATGGTCGCTACACAATTGCATTATGATGTAGAATATCCAAATGTTTTCGTTCAAGGAATGACACATGCAAAGGATATCGGCATTACAATGTCTAGAAAAATTAAGAGAGTTGGATGTTCCACTCTCAAAGAACTATTAGAAGAGAATAGACTCACTGTAGTAGATAGACCGACAATAACAGAGTTAATGACTTTTGTTAATAAAGGGTCGTCTTTTGAGGCAGATAGAGGGTATCATGATGATATGGTGATGAATTGTGTATTATTTGCATGGTTTGTTACTACAGAATTTTTTACGCATCTGACAGATACCGCTGTAAAAGACTTGTTATACTCAGAACAACAAAAGATGATTGAGGATGATATGTTACCAGCAGGGGTATTCGGTGATAACTATGGGGCTGAGACGATTGTTGACTCTCAAGGACAGGCATGGTCAGTTGCACAACAAGAAAAACTCCTCTAAAGAGTTCTTAGATAATATAAATATATAAATAAAAGTGTAAACAACTTTTACAATGTAACAAATACATTAACAGGAGAAAAGTATGGCATTTCAAGTTTCACCAGGCGTTCAAGTCAAAGAGATTGACTTATCGAATGTTGTTCCAGCAGTATCCTCAACAAGAGGTGGATTCGCTGGCGTATTCCAATGGGGACCTGTTGATGAGGTAAAAACCCTTTCAGATGGACAACAACTAGTTGAAGAATTCTACAAACCAGCAGACAATAACGCATCTGTTGAAGACTTCTACACTGCCGAGTCTTTCCTGAGATATGGGTCTTCATTATCAGTAGTTAGAATATCTAACACTGGTCTATTTAACGCAAACGCATCAGGCAACTCAGCAACATTATTAAAACATTCAGATGACTATGTAAACACCTATAAATCAGGTGGACAAAATGGTACAGTAGGAAAATGGGTGGCAAGATACGCAGGCGCTTTAGGTAACTCACTTAAAGTTTCAATGTGTGCATCTTCCAACGCATATTTCAATGACGCTGTAACTGCTGTCAACAATGGGTCAGGCTACGCAGTTGGTTCTACTTCAGTAGTAACCGATGCAGGCGCATCATTCTTAGTTGGCGACATCATCAAATTCACAAATCATTCAACGCATTATTCAGTTGAAGGAATCGCATCACAAACATTAACAATCAAGGCATTAGGTCAACCCGCTGGGACTGGTCTTACAACTGCTATTGTTGATAATGAAAATATTGATAGATTTTGGGAACACTATGCATTGTTTGACAAGGCACCAGGAACATCAGCAGGGGCCACATTAGTTGGTTCTGTAAATGATGAAGTCCATGTTGTCGTATCAGACGAAGATGGTCTATTCACAGGCACTAAAGGTGCTGTGTTAGAATCACACGCATTCTTATCATTAGGGTCAGATGCAAAAGACTCAACAGGTAATTCAAATTATTATAAAGATGTGTTAGAGAGAGAATCTACACATGTATGGTGGTCTGGTCATTCAACAGGAGTTTACGCTTCTGCTAATGAGACTAGAACATTGCAACAGGCAGTTAGTACTGCTTTCACTAGACCCGCTCTTCCAGAGAGTACATCACTAACTGGTGGTGCAGATGGAAGAAAAAATTCAACAGTCGCACAAAAAACCGCTGCTTGGGATACACATTTTGCTGATGCAGAAACAATAGATATCTCATTCTTAGTAGTTGGTTCAACATTGAGTGACGCTGGGGGTGGTTCTGAGTCAGAAGTAGATACAGTTGCAAACCATAATTCATTAGTAAACAGTGCAATACAACTCGTAGAGTTAAGAAAAGACTGTATTGCAATTGCATCACCTAGAAAAACTTCAGTAGTTGGTGTCGCAAGTGAATCAACTCAATCAACAAATGTTAAGGCAGATTACGCAAATTGCACATCTAGTTCTTACGCAGTATTCGACAGTGGTTGGACTTATCAATACGAGAAGTACAACGACAAATATTGTTGGATTCCTGCATGTGGACACACCGCAGGCATCATGGCAAGAAGTGACTTACTTCAAGACCCATGGTTCTCACCTGCTGGGTTCTCAAGAGGACAGTACTTAGGTATCACTAAACTTGCTTTCAATCCGAAACAAGCATCTAGAGATGACCTATATCGTGCAAGAATTAATCCGATAGTTACATTCCCTGGACAGGGTACTGTACTATTTGGTGATAAGACTGCATTAACAAGTCCTAGTGCATTCGATAGAATCAATGTAAGAAGACTATTCATCGTATTAGAAAAGGCAATCGCTACTGCGGCTAAAGCTCAATTGTTTGAATTTAACGATTCATTCACAAGGGCTCAATTCCGTGCAAGTGTAGAACCTTTCTTAAGAGATGTGAAGAACAGAAGAGGTTTAGTAGACTTCTCAGTAGTTTGTGACGAAACAAACAATACAGATGCAGTTCAAGATAGAAACGAATTCGTTTGTTCAATATTCTTGAAACCTGCTAAATCAATCAACTACATAACTTTAAACTTTGTTGCCGCTAGAAGTGGTGTTCAGTTTGAAGAAATTTACGGCGCAGTATAAGGAGTAATTAGATGGCAAGTATAGACCAATTCAAAGCACAACTTTTAGGTGGTGGGCCCAGAGCTAACCGATTTAGAGTTTTTATACCTAGAACAGGTAACAAGATTGAATTTTTATGTCAATCAGCACAAATTCCCGCTGCTACATTAGGTGTTGTAGAACAACAGTTCAGAGGACATACACTGAAACTCGCAGGAGACAGAACATTTGAACCTTGGACAGTAACAATAATTAATGACGTAGAATTCTCATCAAGGACTGCTCTAGAAGGATGGCAAACAGACATCCAAGCACTAGACAGTGGTGAGGGACAAACTAATTTAGATTACCTAGTAGACAGAGCATTTGTCGAACAATTAAACAAAGACGATTCAGTCCTTGCAAGATACGAATTCTTTAATATGTTTCCCACCTCTATTGGTGCGATTGACTTATCTTACGAGACAGTTGATACATTGGAGACATTTGATGTTGAATTCCAGTACTCGCATTGGGAAAGAGTTCTTTAAAAATAAAGTGAAATTAACGCCTAATTGGGTGTTATAAATATAGTTATGGATATTTTAGGATTTGAAATTACTCGTAAGAAAGACGAGTTACGAACAACGGATGTGGCCAAGAAAACGGCCACTTCATTTGTTGCACCGCAGGAAGATGATGGCACGCCCATTATTCAACAATCACCAGGCGGTTATATATCAGGTGGGGCATATGGTTCCTACATCGATATGGAAGGTGGTATCAAGAATGAGGTCGCCCTCATTAGAAGATACCGAGAAACATCTCTTGTACCTGAGTGTGACATTGCTATAGAAGATATAGTAAATGAATGTATAGTTTCAGATACCCAAGATAGAGTAGTCTCGTTAGACTTGAGAGATGTAGATTTATCAGATGCAATTCAGAAGAAAATGCATGCTGAGTTTAGGGAAATTCTTTCCTTAATGAAATTTCATCAAAATTCGCACGAGATATTCAGAAAATGGTATGTCGATGGTCGTATCTACTTCCACAAAATAGTAGATTCCAAGAGACCTCAGGCAGGCATGGTTGATATTAGAAATATTGACCCATTAAAAGTTAAGAAAGTTCGTAATGTCGAGAAAGAGAAAGACGCAAAAACAAAAATCGATGTTATTAAGAGAGTTGAAGAATTTTATGTCTTCAACGACAAAGGATTTGATAAAGGTAGTGCCTCAGAAGGTTCTACAGTAAGAATTGCACCAGAGGCAATCAGTTATACTACTTCGGGTATGTTAGATTACACGAAGAATGTTGTAATTGGATACTTACACAAGGCATTGAAGACTGCAAATCAGTTATCAATGATGGAAGATGCACTTGTTATTTACAGAATATCAAGGGCACCAGAAAGAAGAATATTCTATATTGATGTTGGTAACTTGCCAAAAGCTAAGGCAGAACAATATCTTGCAGATACTATGAACAGGTATAGAAATAAACTTGTTTATAATGCAGATACGGGCGAAGTTAAAGACGATAGAAAACATCAATCAATGTTAGAAGACTTCTGGTTACCTAGAAGAGAAGGTGGCAGAGGAACAGAGATTACGACTCTTCCAGGTGGACAAAACTTGGCTGAGATAGAAGATATAGAATACTTCAAGAAGAAGTTATATCGTTCTCTGAATGTTCCTACTTCAAGACTTGAGGCCGAGAATGGTTTCAATATGGGTAGGGCATCTGAAATCAGTAGAGATGAACTTAAGTTTAATAAGTTCACCAGTAGACTGCAAACTAAGTTTGCTAGACTATTTACTGATTTACTTAGAACACAAATGATTTTAAAGAACATTGTATCAGGTGCAGAATTTGATGCAATAAAAGATTTCATACATTATGATTTTGCGACAGACAATCACTTTCAAGAATTAAAAGAAGGTGAGATTATAAGAGAAAGATTAGATATTCTCTCACAGGCTGAGTCATTTATTGGTAAATATTTTTCTGATGATTATATCAGAAAGCATGTACTTCGTTTTACAGACGATGATATTTCTAGAATACAGAAAGAAATAGATTCAGAAGGACATGATAGTGAAGAAGAAGAAGGAGATGACTACTAATGTCAGAAATAGCTAAACAAATAGTGGACCAAATAGAGTCCGGAAAATTACAAGATGCCCAGGATAGTATACATCAAGGTATCAAACAAAAGGCTGCTGACCAGGTCGACATGAAAAGAGTCGAAATGTCAGTTGATTGGACAAATGGCGAAAACTTGGGAACAGATAACAACTAGTCTTAATGAAGCGAAGTTTAAACTTCCCTCAGGACAGACTGAAGTTAAGAAGGCTACTGAAAAAGTAGGCGGTAAAACTCTGGACATAAGGTTTGGCGAAGATAAACGAGGCAAGATTCATGTTTATGTTAATACAGTCTCAATGGGAGACCCATACAGAAACATGAAAGAAGCTGAAAAAGAGATGAAGCATATAAAAATGGTAATGAAACAAATGAATGAAGACGACATCTCATTAAAGGAAATTTTAGGAGTTATAAATGAAACTAATATCTGAATTTGTTGATTACGCAATTGAACCAGTAATCGTAGAAGAAAACGAGAAAGGTGAAAAAGAATATTTCATCGAAGGTGTATTCATGCAGGCTGATATTAAAAACAGAAATGGCCGTGTATACCCTAAAGAAGTCATGAAAAAAGAAGTAGACCGATATTGCAGAGAGTTCGTAGAGAAAGGACGTGCATTCGGTGAGTTGGGACATCCAGATGGACCAACAATTAATTTAGACAAAGTATCTCACATGATAACAAAATTAGAAGAAGATGGCTCTAATTTCATGGGAAGAGCAAAGATTTTAAGCACTCCAAATGGTCAAATCGTAAGAAATTTGATTAATGATGGTGCAAAACTTGGCGTATCATCACGAGGTTTGGGTTCGCTCGAACAAAGAGGTGGTGCCCAATATGTTAAAGGCGATTTTCAACTTGCAACCGCAGCTGATATCGTTGCAGACCCCTCCGCACCTGAGGCCTTCGTTGAAGGAATCATGGAAGGTGTAGAATGGGTCTATGAGTCTGGTGTACTAAGAGCTAGAGATGTTGAAGTAATGCGTGATACTTTGCGTAATACCAAAATGAACAAACTCGAAGAAACCAAACTAAAAATGTGGAAAAAGTTCGTAGAGAACCTATAATATATAAATAAAAGAGTTAAGCTAAAACTCAAACAGGAGAAAAAAATGGCAGATTTAGAAAAATCCCTAGAACAAGCGATAGAAGAGGCTATGAAACAGCCGACTGATAAAGCTCAAAAAGGTGACTCAAAACCTGTTAAGCAAGGTTCATCCGACGCCGCCAAAATTGAAGGTGGTAAGGCTGAAGTCGTCAAACCAGAAGAAAATCCTGTTGACAAAGCAGTTGCATCAGTTAAGAGCGCAGAGAAAGGAACCAAAGAAGTTAGTGGCGACCCACAACAGAAAGGTGAATCCCCTGCCGAGAAGCAACCTAAGTTGAAGAATGTTAAAGAAGAAGAAGTATCTGAATCAGAGAAACCTTCTAAGATGCAAACTATCAAGGCTATGGTCAACGCAATGAAGGATATGAGTAAATCAGATTTACAAGCAATGCATTCTAAAATGGATGACAGTGAAGATGATGAAGACTCAAAAGAGGTTGACGAATCCTTGACTAAAGCAGAGATTGCGAGAAGCATCGTAGAATTCTTAAAGAATTCAGACGAAGAAACAGTCGAAGAAACTTACAATTCAATTATTGAAGCTAAGAAAGAAGAAGACGAAGACGAAGAAGATGAGGACGAAGATGAAGATGAGAAGGATGTTAAAGAATCCTCCGATATCGATTCCGACCTTGTTGAGATGGAAATAGAAGACGACCTATCTAAAATCTCAGAAGCACTTGACCTATCAGAAGAAAATTCTGAGAAAGCAAGAGTTATCTTTAAGGCTGCAGTTACTTCTAAAGTGGCAGAAATAAAAGAAGCGTTAGAAACAACTTATTCAAATAATTTAAAAACCTCAGTAGAAACTGTTAAAGGCGACCTAACGGAAGCAGTTGACAAGTATCTATCGTATTGTGCAGAAGAGTGGACGAAAGAAAACGAACTTGCTATAGAAAGAGGTTTGAGGTCAGAGATGACAGATAACTTTATTGATGGACTTAAAACATTGTTCGTAGAACATTATGTTGAGATTCCAGAAGATAAATACAATGTTATTGATGAACTCGCAAATCGTCTTGATGAGATGGAAGATAAACTAGACAACGAAGTATCTAAAAATATGGATGTTGTTCAAGAAAACGACCAACTCAAAAGAGGCAATGTGATAATTGAGGCCTGTAAAGACCTTACTGAATCACAAACAGAGAAGATGAATTCACTTGCAGAAGGTGTAGATTTCATTAGTGCTGAAGACTTTAGTGATAAAGTTCAAGAACTAAAGAATGCTTACTTTCCAAAAGATGGAAACATCGCTGAAGATACTGTAGTAGAAGAAGGAACTGGTGATTTCTCAGAAGAGAATGAAGTCAGACTTGACCCTGCAATGAATGCTTATACTTCAGCAATTAGTAAACTAAAACCTTTAGGATAATCTAAAGGTTTAATTAATAGGAAAAAACAAATGTTTTTATCAGAAAACTTACAAGAAAAGTGGAGCCCGATTCTAGAACACTCCGATTTACCAAAAATCGAAGACAACTACAAAAGAGCAGTCACAGCAGTAATTCTTGAGAACCAAGAGAAAGCCCTAAACGAAGATAGAGCTACTCTCTCAGAAGCTGCACCTATTAATGCTACTGGTTCTGCCATATCTAACTGGGATCCAATCCTAATTAGTTTAGTGCGTAGAGCCATGCCAAATCTCGTTGCTTACGACATTTGCGGTGTTCAACCGATGACTGGTCCTACAGGACTTATCTTTGCTATGAAAGCAAGATATAACGATTACCCAACTCAATCTGCTGACAGATTGAAACAGACAGAAGCTATGGGTGTACTTGAAGTACAACAAGCATCTGCTACTGCTGAAAATGCAGTTGCCGGCAACTATGCCGCTGTTGAAGGTGATCCATTTGCTAGTTCGAGTGCGTATGCTAACGCAACTCCTACTGGTATGAGCACAGCTACATCAGAAGCATTAGGCGACACAGGAACTAACGATTTCGCCGAAATGTCATTTACAATTGAGAAATCAACTGTAACTGCTGTATCTAGAGCATTAAAAGCCGAATACACACTCGAACTTGCACAAGACTTAAAAGCTATCCACGGTCTTGACGCTGAATCTGAGTTGGCAAACATCCTTTCTTCTGAAATCCTTGCTGAAATAAACAGGGAAGTAGTAAGAAACGTGAATATACAAGCTAAGACTGGTGCCACAGGCACTGCATCTGCTGGTACATTCAACTTAGATGTTGACGCTAACGGAAGATGGTCAGTTGAGAAGTTCAAAGGTTTGTTATTCCAAATCGAAAGAGAATCAAACGTAATTGCTAAAGAAACTCGTAGAGGTAAAGGTAACTTTATTCTATGTTCTTCAGACGTTGCATCTGCTCTTTCAATGGCAGGCGTATTAGATTACGCTCCAGCACTTTCAACTTCTTTGAATGTTGATGACACAGGCAATACATTTGCTGGTGTTCTTAACGGAAGAGTTAAAGTGTATATCGATCCATATGCTGGGTCTGATTACATGACAGTTGGTTATAGAGGTTCAAACCCATATGACGCTGGTATGTTCTATTGCCCTTACGTTCCATTACAAATGGTTCGTGCAGTTGGTGAGAACACATTCCAACCGAAAATTGGTTTTAAAACAAGATACGGAATGGTATCTAATCCTTTTGTTGGTGCTACACCTGCAAACGGAATGGCCACTGCTGGTACAAACCAATACTACAGAAAGATTGCAGTTTCAAACATCCTGTAAACTTAGTAGTTTCGAATTTATTCGAATTAAGAAGGGACTCTCAGAGTCCCTTTTTTTTAGCGTACTAAATACTACTGTACAATACAGTACGACACACACACGGAGAAAGTATGAACAATACACAACCTAAAAGTGGCTTTGAAATCAGAGCCGATTTACTTCAACAGAGTGAGAGTATACTCACTGGAAACATATATAGAAATAATGATTCTATCGTCCAACATAACGATAATTTCCCAAACGACAAGAAACCATTAGGTGACCAATTCGTTTCCACGGAAGATGTTATTTCAACTGCAAGATTATTAAACGAATTTGTAAACGAGAAGTAAAACTTTAGGGGACTTCGGTCCCCTTTTCACATAAATAGTATTATGGGTATAAAAACAGATATAAACAAATCGATACTAAACAGAAATAACTTTAGACTTTTAATAGATAAAGTTCCTACTGTAGAGTATTATGTAAGAACAGTAAACATACCAGGTGTTCAATTTGGTGAGACTGTTCAGTCAGCGGGTGTTGGTCTAGATGCATTCTTTCCAGGCGATAAGGCATCATTTGATACATTAGAAGTATCATTCTTAGTAGACGAAGACTTAGAGAACTTTGTTGAGATGTACAACTGGATAGACTCTATCGTACCCCTAAGTGACCCAAAACTATATGGCACATACACGGATACTGCCGTGACTAGAACGAATGTTCTTGCATCTATTGATAACGATAGAAATCAGTACTCAGATATAACACTAGTTATAAACACAAATAAAAATTTACCTAATAGATACATAAGATTTCATGATGCATTCCCTACATCGCTAGGGTCAATCGAATTGGAATCAGGCGCAGATGCCGAACCGGCAGTAGTCAATGTATCATTTAGATTTTCGTATTACGAGATAAAAACCACCTCGTAATTTACTACAAACTGTAGTATAATAGTATATTATGAACTTAGAACAATTGAAAGCAGAATGGGAAAAGGATTGTGAGATAGACGATATCGAACTTGATACGGCATCTTTACATGTACCCAAATTACACGCAAAATACTCAGACCTATTAACCAGTAAAATCTTACTGTTAAAGAAATACAACCAAGACTACAACGAACTACTTAAGTATAAGTGGATGTGGTTCAATGGTAAACTTGACGATGATTTGATTAAAAAGTTTGGTTGGCAAACAGACCCATTTGATGGTCTAAAAATAATGAAAACAGACTTTAATTACTTCTTCAACTCTGATAAAGATTTAGTCGAATTACAAGCTAAGATTGACTATTTACAAGTCACTGTTGACTTTGTAAAGAGATGCATGGATAATATCACATGGAGACATCAAACAATTAAGAACACAATAGAATGGCGTAAGTTCATGGCAGGCCAATAATGAACCTTAAGAAATTCGCAATGATATATCCTAGTTATCTAACTGAACATGAATGTGATACAATTCAAGCATTCTCTGAAAGATATGAAGAGGTTGTATCTGGTACAGGCAATAACGAGAACGATCCAGATGCTGAAAAGTTTCAGAATAATAATCAAGGAAACGTAGATGACAATATCAGACAATCGGATGTCAGATGGTTAATACATAACGAGTTTCCATTCGAGATTTCAGACAAAATAGAAAAAGGAATCAACATGGCGTCAGCTGATGCTGGTTGGTTACATCAATGGGACTATGTAGAACATCATCAATACACGACATATAGACATAGACCAGATGCACGAGTAACTGGAGACTTCTACACATGGCATACAGATTCAAGCGATGAACCGCAATCTGCCGGTGGCAAATACAGAAAGTTAAGTTCTACTATTCAATTATCAAATCCAGAAGACTATGAGGGTGGATTGTTTCAGTGGATAGAACCAAGAGGAATGTTCGATATGTTGAGAAACAGCGAAAGTCTTCAGACTGTTTCTGTTGATGAATTTATTCAAACTGTTCCATTCAGTGGAAAAGAAAGAGGAAGTCTTATAGTATTTCCTTCTTTTGTACATCACCAAGTAACGCCAGTTACCAGAGGGACTAGGGTATCACTAGTCAGTTGGTTCCATGGACAACCTTATGTCTAATCTAGTCACCGTCTCAAAGGTAGACGAGTGTTTTCTAAAAGTAAATTGCGATAAAGGTCTTGCAAGAGACTTATACGATTTCTTTTCATTTACTGTACCTGGCGCTAAGTTCATGCCGTCATACAAAAACAAATGGTGGGATGGTAAAGTAAGACTATTCTCTCTAAAAACTCAGAAGATATACATAGGTCTACTACCCTACATTGACGAGTTTTGTAGAGAAAGAGGATTTGATTTTGAGGGCGTAGAAGATGTCATCGGACACAAACATAAACTCAAAGATTGGAATGTAGAAGACTTAAACTTACCCTTTGCTCCTAGAGATTACCAACTCGAAGCGTTCCATGAGACAGTCAAGTATGGTAGACAACTTCTTTTGTCTCCTACGGCGTCTGGCAAGTCTTTAATCATATATATGATAGCCAGATACTACAACATGAAAACAATTATAATTGTTCCTACTACATCGTTGGTAGAACAAATGACAAAGGATTTCCAAGAGTATGGATACGATAAACAAGTATGTAAAATTTATAGTGGTCAACCTGTATTCCCTGCTGACATTACGGTTACTACATGGCAGAGTTTTGCTAAAGCACCTAAAGAGGTCATGCAATCGTTTGAAGTAGTAATAGGAGATGAGGCACATCTATTCAAGGCACAAACACTCAAAGGCATATTAGAGAAGATGAAGACCACTGCAATTAGAGTTGGTCTCACAGGAACATTAGACGGTACAGAAGTTCATAGACTACAACTAGAGGGACTATTTGGTCCTGTTAAGAAAGTAGTAACTTCGGCACAACTTATGGAAGAAGGAACTATTGCTAATCTGAAAATTGATTGTCTTATACTCCGTCATACTAAACAGAAGAAAATGTCGTATCAAGATGAGATGGACTACTTAGTCGGCAATGATAGTCGGAACGAATTCATATGTAATCTAGTCTATTCACTGAAAGGAAACACTCTAGTATTGTTTCAGTTTGTAGAGAAACATGGGGTTCTACTGCATAAGAAGATGTTTGAGAGATTGGGTGATAAACTACATTATGTATATGGTGGTACAGATGTAGAAGACAGAGAGAACGTAAGAGAAGTCGTGGAACAGGCCAGTGATAATGTCATACTAGCGTCATACGGAACTTTCTCAACTGGAGTAAACATTAAGAGAATAGATAATGTTGTATTCGCAAGTCCCTCTAAGTCGAGAATAAGAAATTTACAATCAATTGGTCGTGGTCTTCGTAAGGCAGAAGGTAAGACTGAGATGAGGTTATTTGATATATCAGATGACCTACAATGTGAAAATCATACTTTAAACCACCTGAAAGAACGGATAAATATATATAACGAAGAAAGTTTTTCATATGAACTCAAACAATTTGACCTTAAATGACATCACCTACAGATTTAGTACCAAATAGATACGAAGTAATAAAACTCAAAGACGGAGCAGAAATAGTCGGAATGACTAGAGACTGTGGAGATTACTTAGAGATAACATTACCTATGATATGTCAGTTATCTATTGTACCAGGAACACCAAGAACAAACGCAGTGTTTTACCCTTACTCACCATTGAGTTCGGACGAGAGAGTTCAATTACCAAAGTCACAAGTCGTTCATAGAAATCTAATGAATCCTCAGTTTATAGAATTCTATGACAATGCATCAAGCAAATGGTTTGATATGATTGAGAACCAAAGTATACCTCTAATGACCAAACAAGACGAAAAGGTTGCAGATAGAATGAGAGGCGCTCTTAATGATATGATGAGTAAATACCAACACTTAGATGATGCGGACTTAGACAGAGCCTTAGAAGATTTAGAATTCGAAGATGATTTCGATGAAGATTATATAATCGACAAGAAGAAATTACATTAGGCTTTTGAAATGACTAAATAAGTGCGTATAACTTTGAGTTATATACATTTATCATTATAATTTATATATTTAAACTGGAGATACCATGTCAGCTGCAATCAGATTGATTCAGAAGAGCATGGTGGGACGATTCGAAGACCTGAAAGAAGTGCTACCCAGCATCATAGAAGCAATTGAGTTTATGACACTATTGACTCTTCCTGTTTTATTACCGTTTTTCATTATGTTTATGTCGAAAGGCATTGTATAGTGTCTAACAAGACCAAAACAAACTTACAAGACACAGCAGAGGTGGCAACACTTCTGTTTGTGTTCTGTATATCTATAATAGGATTGGTACCAGCATGAAACACGATTCATGGAAAAGACCGAAAGATATGGTATATGCCGAATACAGGCAGGAAGACCTTAATTTCAACTCACTAAATATAGTAGAAGATGCAACTCCTGAAGAAGTTGATGAGTGGATGAACACTGATTACTTTATGAAAGGCGAATTCGATGTAATGAAATTGTTCGTACTAGTTCCTGCATTGATTCAAGTTACAGTATTTTTTATGATGCTCTTTATGTTTTATGTCAATAGTCTCTTTTATTAGAAAAACGCTCAAACTCATGTTTGGGTTAGGTAAGTCTGAAGACTTTGAGATAAGTATACTTAATATACTGATAATAGCTCTATTATTAGGAAGTATGTTTGTAGTAGGTAATGGATTACTCCTTATATGGATCCTGACCCTGGCGACATAATTAGTTTATCATGCAATTTGCATCCTAACAAGGGGGTTTTCAAATTAATTATAATTTAATTAACTTAAAAAACCACTATCCCTACAACAACTAATCTAGTATAATAAGTACATCATGGCAAAAAACGCAAAAACACAAGAACACTATGTTAATAACAAAGAGTTCACAGCCGCAGTCGCCGAGTTCAACGCAAAAGTAGTACTCGCCCTGGCCGAAGGTAAAACACCTCCAAGAATGTCTAATTACATAGGAGAGTGCATCTATAAGATTGCTACTCGACTATCTACAAGACCAAATTTTATAAACTACACTTACAGAGACGAAATGATATGTGATGGCATAGAAAACTGCATCCAATATATCAAGAACTTTAATGTAGAAAAATCTAATAATGCATTCGCATATATTACACAAATCTGTTACTATGCTTTCTTAAGAAGAATACAGAAAGAAAAGAAACAAGTCTATATCAAACAACAAGTCATATCAGACATAACACAAGAAACACTGGATTCTATCGATGGTGATACCACCGGTATGGTCAACACCAATGTAGAGTGGATGCAAGATAACATGAATCATGTTTCTTACGAACCACGCAAATCCAAAAGAGAAAAAGTCAAAAAAGAAAAAGGTTTAGATAAATTTACTGAATGAAAATAGCGATACTTAACGATACACATGCTGGTGTTCGTGGTGATATGTTGGAGATGTCCAAATATCAAGGAAGATTCTACAAAGAGATATTCTTCCCATACCTAGACGAACACAACATAACACAAATCTTACACTTGGGTGATTACTTCGATAGACGAAAGTTTGTCAACTTTGTAACACTTGAAGCAAATAGAGAACACTTTATTAAACCCATGTTAGAGAGAGGCATCTCTATGGATTTGATACTGGGTAATCATGATGTATATTACAAGAATACAAATACTGTAAATGCACCAGACTTACTACTATTTGAAAGTGATAATATCAATGTGATACATCATCCTATTGTCAAAGAATACGATGGAGTTAACCTTGCACTTGTACCTTGGATTAATAACGAGAACTATGCCGACAGTATAGATTTTCTATTGAGTGCAAACGCAGATACATGTATGGGTCACTTCGAGATAGAAGGTGCATTGATGATGCCTGGAATGACATGTCAACATGGTCTAGACCACACATATCTAAAACGATTCGATAAAGTTTATAGTGGTCACTTTCATCAAAAGTCAGAAGTAAAGAACATTAAGTATCTTGGTTCTCAAATGGAGTTCACATGGTCAGACTATGGTGATAACAAATACTTCCATATCTTTGATACAGATACACGAGAGATGTTACCAGTACATAATCCATTAACAATGTTCGAGAAAGTCTTTTACGATGATAGTAAAGAGACATTTGAAACAATCAATAACAAAGACTATTCTAAGTACAAAGGTAAATTCTGTAAAGTAATAGTAGTAAACAAAGACAATCCATATTGGTTCGACTCAATGGTCGACAAACTTCATGCAGCCAATCCTTTGCATGTTGTCGTAGTTGATGACCACAAACATATGGACTTGATGGACGACAATGATATAGAAGGAGTAGAAGATACTCTTACCATACTAGAAAAGTATGTTGATGGCTTAGAAATACAAGGTCAGAAAAAACCCCTTCTGGAAATGATGACTTCGTTGTATAATGAAGCACTTGAAGAACACAATTACCTATGATTAATTTTAGCAAAATACGATACAAGAACTTGTTATCGTCTGGAAACACATTTACTAGTTTCGACCTAGACAGGTCGCAGACAACATTAATTGTTGGAGATAATGGTGCAGGTAAGTCTACACTATTAGATGCATTGTGTTTCGTATTGTACGGTAAAGGTTTTCGTAATCTTAAAAAAGACTTATTGGTAAACTCTATCAACCAGAAAGACATGGTAGTAGAGATAGAATTTACAGTTGGTAGAAAATCATACAAAGTTATTCGTGGTGCAAAACCAAATAAGTTTGAGTTATATGTCAATGATACAATGCTCAATCAAGATGCGACAGTCAGAGATTATCAAGAACACTTAGAGAAGAACATCCTGAAGATGTCCTTTCGTTCATTCACTCAAGTTGCAGTATTAGGTTCAGCTAACTTCACTCCTTTCATGCAATTAAAGTCAGTAGAAAGACGAAGACTAGTAGAAGACCTACTCGACATATCTATATTCTCAACCATGCAAGACATTCTCAAGAAGAGAGTTACACAACATAATATAGATGTCAGAGAAACCAAACACAACACCGAACTATTAGAAGAAAGAATAAATGGTCTCAATGAACAAGTAAATCTACTCTCAAAGTCTCGTGATAAGAAAGTAGAGAAGTATCAAAATACAATAAAAGAAACTCAGGATAACATAGACTCTGTTATGGGAGTCATTAAACTAAATACTGAGGTGGTAAAAGAGAAGAGACATTCTATCTCAGACAAAGACCCACAAGGTGACAGATTAAAACAGGCCTTAGACTTAGAGAGTAAACTAGAGTCTTCACAAAGAAAGGCACTTAAAGAAATAGAATTCTACAAAAACAATGATGATTGTCCAACTTGCAAACAGGGATTAGATGAACAGCATAAGAAGAAACACATTAAAGATAAATCAGATAAGGTCAGCGAGCTCAAGGCGGCGGTGCTTTCAATTAACGAAACAATCGATGCCTCAAGAAATAGAATGGCAGAAATCAACGCTGTCCTCGGAGACATCGAAGAAGTCCAAAGACAAATAGGTTTACACCAAACAGAGATTTTATCTAATCAAAAGTACATAGAGAAATTGAATCAGGAAATCAGTGACTTAAAGAGTGAAGTTAATTCTGAGACTGGTGTAAATGATAAACTCAGTAGTGCTGAAGATGACCTAGATAAATTACATTCTAAGAAAGAAAGTCTTACAGATAGACAACATTACTTTGACCTTGCAACAACCTTACTCAGAGACCAAGGTGTAAGACAAAGAATAATTAAACAATATGTTCCTGTAATGAACAAGATGATTAACAAGTATCTTGCAAATTTGGAATTCTATGTCGGGTTTGAATTGAATGAATCATTTGAAGAAACAATCAAATCCAGATTTAGAGATGTATTTAAGTATGATAATTTCTCACAAGGAGAAAAGATGAGAATTGACCTTGCATTGTTGTTCACATGGAGAGCAGTCGCAAGAATCAAGAACTCAGTCAATACAAACATACTTATACTTGACGAGGTATTTGACTCCTCTTTAGATTCACAAGGTACAGATGACTTCTTGAAGTTACTGAACTCACTGAATGAGAAGACAAATGCATTTATTATCTCCCATAAAGGAGACCAACTATATGATAAGTTTGAAGAAGTGGTTCGATTTGAGAAACACAAGAACTTCAGCCGTATCGCAATTTCATAAATAAAACCATGTATCAATTAATAGAAGAAGCATCAAAAGTACTAAGAACTCCACCTCCGGAGTTTGACTTTGAAAATCCACCAGAAGACCCAATTGAAATTGCCAAGAACATGGCAGAGGCAATGGACAAATTTGGAGGTTTAGGACTCTCATGTAATCAAGTTGGATTACCGTATAGAATGTTTGTTATGAGAACAATGCATGAAGGCGATAAAGAATCAAAAGTCATCGCATACTATAATCCTAAGTTGACACGAGTGTCACAAGATACAGACTTAATGAAAGAGGGGTGTTTATCATTCCCAGACCTATTCTTAATGATTAAAAGGTCTAAAATGATAGAATTCACATATCAAGATGAAACCGGTGAAGAGAAGAGTGCAATGCTAGAAGGCGTTGGTGCAAGATGTGTTCAACATGAGATTGACCACTTGAATGGAATCTTATTTTTACAAAGGGCGTCAAGATTAAAACTTGAGAGAGCTCAAAAGGCTCGAGTAAAAGAAAAAAAGAAAAGAATAGAATATGAAAGAAGAATCGCACTTGCAAAATACTTCCAAGAGTTGCAGTCCTCCAAGAATGCTGAAATATCTAATGATGCCGGAGAAGTGTCAACAGATAATAGAGTTTCACAAGAGTCATAGACACTTACAAGCTGTAGGAGATGGGTCTGATTACTTCGGTATCAGACTTATGCACATCCACAATCCTGACATTAGACAATGGGTCTTTGAAGTCATGGTGGATTTAATTGGTGAAATAAGAAAAACATCTGACCAGATAGTATTTCCAGAAATGGTGGCAATCAATGAATGGCCGATTGGTGGCATTCAAGACCCACACCTAGACACCTATTCTAATCAACAATTCGAAGCCGGTACCGAAGAAACTCATCCTGCCAGAGAGTGGACTTGTATTCTATATCTAAATGATGACTTCAACGGTGGCAGAACTTATGTGCCAGATGGAGAGACATATGAACCAGAGATGGGTTCAGGTCTACTATTTCAAGGAATCTACATACCTCATGGTGTGACAAAAGTGAGAAGAAACTCACGACACACAATCTCATTATGGTTCACAACTGATTCGTCCAGAGTCATGCCCATATATCCAGTAAGAGACTTAGGTCTCAACGAAGACAACATCCGACACCAACCAGAATAACCCTAGTTTCTCTAGGGGTTGACAGCGACCCTCGCTTTTTGTTACCATTATCCTATAATGAAAAAAGGAGATAACATGTCAAACATTAAAAACATTAAAGACCACATCTTAAACGATGTACTATTCCTTGCAGAAGGGGACATATGGAATGTCATTTTTGCAATTCAGGAAGAATTCGGTATTGCAAAAGTACCAAGTCCTACTGGTGGTGAAAGGGGTTTCATCAATAGACTAGTAGATTTAAGATTCAAACAAGCAATAGAGGTGTCAGTATAATGCCGAAGTTTAACGACCAAACAAAGGTCGCTGGAAGACTCTACAACAGGTGGAGTGTTACTGGCACATTTAATACGACTCAAGATGCAGTCGAGAAATACAAGAGTCAATTCAAAATTGTAGACGGCGTAGTTCGTTGGGAATCTAATGAAGAGATTCCTTTTGGTGATTTGTTATTAGATTTCTGTGAAGCTGGTCTGATTAGTCCGAAACAAGTAAGAGTTTCTTCAGAGGTCAGAGAAAAAGAAACTGATGAGTTTTGGGAAAGATTTGGACTTGGGGCCTAGGGGTTGACAATGACCTTCACTTTTTGATAGGATATAAACATGACAGAAAAACTTAAAAACCAAAAAGACTCACTCGCAAGATTAATGGCAACAGAAAATCTTACGATTGTACATAAGAAAATACCAACTGCATACTTTGATGTTAAGAATAGGGTACTCGCTTGTCCTACTTTCAAAGAAGACATTTCTCCAGAACTATATGATTTGTTCATGGGGCATGAAGTTGGCCATGCACTGAATACTCCTTACGAGGGACTTCATTCCACACTAGTTGAGAATAGAACCCTTAAGGGTTATCTTAATGTTGTCGAAGATGTAAGAATCGAGAAGGCAATCAAACAAAAATATCAAGGGTTGAGAACTTCTTTCTTTAAGGCATACAATGAACTTATGGAAAAGAACTTCTTCGGCATCGAGGGTAGAGACTTACAAGAACTTGCACTGATTGACAAAATCAATCTGATTACTAAGTGTGGTTCTAGAGTCAATATCAAACTTACTTCTGAAGAACAAACATTCTTAGATATGGCAGAGGCATGTAAGACTTGGGAAGAAGTTGTCGCTTGTGCTAATTCAATCTATGATTACTCTAAAGAAAACGAAGACAGAACTGAAGAAGACGAAAAACTTTCTACTATGCCGATGCCTGATATCGAAGAGTCTGATGACGAAGAAGACGATGATGCAGAATCAAATCAGATGCCTGGTGAATATGACGAATCAGAAGAAGAGTCTAAAGAAGAAGACGAGAAGGCAAAGGCCGAGTCAGATGTAGATGAGAAAGGCGAAGAGACTGATAACGAATTAAAAGAACTTGGTGCTAAGGGTGGCAAGTTCGAAGGCACTTACGATGAGTTAGATGGTGCTAGAGAGTCAATCACCGAACACTTTGCACACAACAACGAAGACGACTTTGTTGACGAAACTGCAACCATAAAAACTAATGTCGACTTGAGAACTAGATTCAAAGAAGCTGACATAGACTCTATGCTTTACTCTCACAAACAAGTTGCCGCTGATTGGCAAGAATGGTTAGTCGCTGGTGACTTCGACAAAAAGATGGCCGAAGATGCTTACTACACTGAAGACCACAAAACTGAGGCTCTTGAAGAGAGAAGTAACACTATTCTTCTTGGCAAACATTACAGAAAACATCTTCAAAACAAAAACAAAAAGATTGTTGCCCACATGGCAAAAGAGTTCGAGTTAAGACAAAATGCACATAGAAGTGCCAAGGCATATACAGGCACTAGTGGTGACCTTGATATGAATAGACTTGCTAAGTATCAGATTGTAGATGACATTTTCAAAAGAGTCACATACATTCCAGACGGCAAGAATCATGGTGTCAATGTTTTACTTGACTGGTCTGGTTCTATTCACAATGAATGTGCCGACATGTTAGAACAATCAATTATACTTTCAGAGTTCTGTAGAAAAGTAAACATTCCTTACAGAGTGTATCTCTTCTCAGATTCTATCGCAAGACAAGACAGATATGACTATGCAAGTGGCAAGGCAAAACTAGTTGAGATTATGACCAACGAAATGTCTAACAGAAAATACTCAGAGATTCTAGATTACTTATGTTGCATCCTAGTTGGCAGAATGCATGATGACCTTCAGTCAGTATGGGGTACTTCACCAAAGGCTGTGAAACTTGCTGATGAGTACAATGCAATATTCAGTTCAATTCAACAATGGGATACTGATATTTCATACTGGAGAGATACAAGATTCTCAAGACATTGTTGTCCTGAGAACTACAGATTAGGTGGCACACCTCTTGACGAGTGTTTAGTTGCTATGAGAAAATTCTTACCAGAGTTCAACAGACAGTATGGTATTGAGAAATCAATTCTAACAATTATCACCGATGGGTTCAGTTTCAGAAGTGACTTCTTTGAAGAGTCAACTGAAGAACAAAGAGATTATAAGGCTCAGGCAGGCGATGACTACTACTGGTCTTCTAACAGAACAAGAAGTTTCATCGACCCATACATCAACAAGAACTTCCTTTACACAACTAGTAACGGTTATGGCAGAAACGACTTCGAGAAGACTCAGAACATATTAGAGTGGATATCAGAGACTTGCAATGTCACCGTGACAGGATACTTTGTCTTCACCAAGAAGAGAGACTTCCAGTCAATGGGTGAATACATCATGCCTAACTTTTGGGAACATGTTGACGGGTTGTGGAAAGATATGAGAAAATCAGGTGTAGTTGTTGACACCAAGGGTTACAACAAATTGTTCTTGACCACTGCATCTAATCTTGCCACGACAGGCGATGACGAACTTGACGAAGAGTTCATTGGTGCAAACAAAAACAGAATCACTGCCGCTTTCAAAAGAAATCAGAGAGGCAAATCAACATCAAGATTTCTAACTAACGAATTTATAAAGGAGATTGCATAATGCAAATGATAGGTACAATAAACATAGACAAATTTCAAGAAGCTATACAACAGGTCGGTAAAGGACCGTGTGTAAAATTTGATTGCCCAAGACAACAAGCTTGTGGCGAAGAAGAGGTTGAATGCAAGGCATTTAGATTTTGGGTCAATAACGATTCATACACTACAATGAGAAAAGGTCTGAAGACTTCTATTGCAATTGACATGGAAAGATTACTAAAAGAAATTGAATAGGGTTGACAATGACCCTCGCTTTTTGATAGGATGGAAACTGATGAGAAAAACTACTTTAACGGAGACAAATTATGAGTAAGTGGACATACGACCCAACAGAGTCGATTAATATAGGGAATGCAAATTTCCACCTGACACCTGACAGGAAAGAATTTATTCAGGCATTAAAGGAAAAATATCCGAATCAATTGCAATTCACGAAAGAGCAATTCAATTCGCTAGGACATTTTCCATATTGGCTGAAGTCAAACAGGTATAACTTTAAAGATGGTTCAGTCTTTAATCTTCAACCTATTCTTGCTGTCGATAATAACGGCACGACTATTGCAGTTTCTAATAAACCAGAACCTCTTGCAGTTCCTCAGATTAAGAGGGTTCAGCAGATGCCTGTTGCCGCTCAATCTGAGAGTGTGAATATCATGAGTGATGTCAAAATCATTCCTGAGAAAATGTCAAACTATGTACCTTTTGGTCATGCTAAAGATGTTAAGAACATTCTTAAATCTAAGATATTCTTTCCATTCTTTGTGACAGGTCTTTCAGGTAATGGTAAAACATTAATGATTGAACAAACTTGTGCTCAGTTGAAGAGAGAACTCTTCAGAGTCAATATCACTATTGAGACAGACGAAGACGACCTAATGGGTGGTCACACTTTACAGAATGGTAACATCATCTTCAGAGAAGGTCCAGTTATCAAGGCAATGAGAAAAGGCGCTGTCCTTCTTCTTGACGAAGTAGACTTAGGGTCTAACAAAATGATGTGCTTACAATCAGTTCTTGAAGGTAAAGGTTACCTAATCAAGAAGACTGGTGAGTGGGTTACACCGACTCCTGGTTTCACTGTTGTCGCAACTGCCAACACTAAGGGCCAAGGGTCTGAGGATGGCAAGTTCATTGGTACTCAAATCATGAATGAGGCGATGCTCGAAAGATTCGCTATCACCATGCAACAAGAATACCCACCTGTGACTGTTGAGAGAAACATTCTGAAACAAGAAATGGCTTTGACTGGAGATGCTGACGATGACTTCGTTAAGAAACTAGTTGATTGGGCTGACATAATCAGAAAGACTTATTACGAAGGCGCCATTGATGATGTGATTACAACCAGAAGGTTAGTTCACATCGTTAGTGCTTACAAGATGTTTGGTGACAAACTCAAGGCAATTACAATGTGCATATCTAGATTCGATGAAGAAACTAGAAACGCTGTTCTCGACCTTTACACTAAAGTCGATGATGGTGTGCATTTAGAAAACCCTGTTGACGAAACAGACTCTTAAGAGTATAATGATTAATATGGGTTTATTTACTAAGTCAAAAATCAAAGTCCAACGAGGCATTGACTACAAATACAATGAGGGAGAACTTCTAAAAGAGTTCTCTCAATATGTAGATTCAACTTATGACCAACACTACAGTCTGAACAAGTATCAGGCAACTGAATTCATTATGGATGCAGGACACGGTGAAGGTTTTTGTATTGGGAATATTTTAAAGTATGCCCAACGATATGGCAAAAAGGGTGGGAAAAATCGTGCCGACCTTTTGAAAGTAATTCATTATGGATTCCTTGCTTTAAATAATCACGATAAAAATGGAGACTAAGAAATGAAAATTTCAAGTGAAACAAAGGCGATATTAAAAAACTTCGCTACAATTAATTCGGGTATCAAAGTAGATTCAGGCAATCAACTTAAGACGATATCTAACATGAAGAATATTCTGGCTATCGCTACGATACCAGAAACATTCGACAAGTCATTTAGTATCTACAATCTTGTAGAATTTCTAGGTGCAACTAGTCTATTAGAGAATCCAGAATTCAATTTCAATGATGCGTCATTGAGTATTGCTGATGCTGATACATCTCTAACTTACTTCTATGCCTCAGAGGGTATGGTCACTTCACCAGAGAAGATGATTACTATGCCACAGGCAGAGATTAATATAGAGTTATCTTCTACACTTCTAACTGAATTGCAAAAGGCAGCTTCAGTATTGGGTGTTAATGATTTGATACTTACATCTGATGGGACTAAAATTCAGATGCAAGTAACTGATAAGAAGAATACAACTTCAAACACATTCAGTAGAGTTGTGGGCGAAGGCAATGGTGACACATTCACCATGAACTTCAAGATTGAGAACTTGAAAGTTTTAGATGGCAACTACTCAGTCGCAGTATCCTCAAAAGGCATATCTCATTTCAATAATAAAGATTTGGCTTTAGAATACTTTATTGCTTTAGAACCAGATAGTTCTTACAGCGCTTAGGCATAAATACTTATGTGTGAAACAGCGCCAGTCTCCGCTACTTTCATGGGAGTATTAGAATCTCATCATCAATGGTCTAATACACGAACACTCGGAGGGGTTTGTTCTTCTTAATTATGAATACAAAAGAATTTTTATATGTAGAAAAGTATCGTCCAACTATCATTGCCGATACTATACTACCCAAAGGCGTTAAGAAAACATTCCGAGAGTTTGTTTCTAATAACGAGATACCAAATCTGATGCTTTGTGGTTCACAAGGTACAGGCAAAACAACAGTCGCTAAGGCACTCTGTAACGAGTTAGGAGCTGATTTCATTGTCATCAATGGCAGTGACGAAGGCCGACTTATCGACACTTTGCGAACAAAGATTAAAAACTTCGCTTCTACTGTATCTCTTCAAGGTGGCCCGAAAGTGGTCATACTTGATGAAGCAGATTACATATCTGCTGACTCAGTACAACCTGCATTGAGAAACTTCATAGAAGAGTTCTCAAGTAACTGTAGGTTTATCTTTACATGTAACTACAAGAATCGAATCATTGCACCTCTACATAGTAGATGTACTGTAATTGATTTCACAATACCCAAGAACGAAAAACAAGCACTCGCAATGGGTGGCCTTGATAGACTAAAATCTATATGTGACAATGAGGGTATTCAGTATGATGAAAAGGTATTAGTAGAACTTATACTAAAGTTCTTTCCAGATTTCAGACGATGTATCAACGAAGTTCAACGATATGGTGCAAGTGGTGTAATAGATAGTGGGCTACTAGCGACATTATCAGAAGAAAAACTCACACCATTGATTGATATGATTGCAGGTAAAAACTGGGGCGCCATGAGAAAATGGGTTGCTCAGAATTCTGATAATGATTTCAATGGCTTATATCGTAAGGTATTTGATGCACTCGAACAAAGATTAGAACCAAGTTCTATACCTGCAGCTGTTTTGTTCATCGCTGATTATCAGTACAAGGCTGCATTCGCTATGGATTCAGAAATTAACTTCACTGCATGTCTCACCGAGATTATGTCAGAGTGCAAGTTTAAGTGATTGAATTATTAGTATGGAGTTTAATAGTAATTACATGGGCAACATATGGTATGCATGTAATAAAAGAGTATGTGAGAAATCACATTGATGGAGAATGAAATGAAAGTAGAACCAATAATGAAAAAACCAAGTCTATTAAGAAGACTTGCATTTGCACTTGTCAACGGTTGGCGAAGAGTTATGGATGTGAAATATAATCCATTAAAATATATACCTGACCCAAGTTTACAAACTTACTTTATGTTAGTTTTGTTTACTGTATGGAGTGTGTTCTTCGGGTTTCTGGCTGCAAACTACTTAGGGTTCTTTAACTACAATACTCTAATCAGTATCATCATACATATTGCAATACTATTACCGTTAGCATTTACCAATGCAATCTTTGTAGATGCAGAGAGAGATGGACACAAATGGTTAAAAGAATGGACAGAAGAAAGAAACAGATACCGTATTGTTGCTAACAGACTCAAAACTAAAAACTTAGTTATGTGGAATCCAAACGAAGAAGCATAATGGGTAAATTAAGACAGTGGTTCATGAGATGGTTTGACAATCAACTTGAAAAGTCCTTTCAAAGAACTGCGGATAGAATAAACAAAGAAACCCAAGAAGCAAACAATGACACAATATAACGAAACAGTAGATAGACAGAGGAGATTAATCCTAGCACACGAATGGGCAAATGGCGTTAAGTCGCTTCATGCACATTCATTAACATCTTGTTGGTATGATACTAGGGGTAACGATGGTTCGGTACTCGATATAGAATTCAATAATGGTGTTGTCAAGAGAGAAGTTAGAGAGACAGGCGAAATTGTTTTCTTTGGCGAACCTCTCAATGATGAAGAACTCCTTAAAACTTTCGGAGCTCATACAGGAAAGTAAATGTCCAAACGAAATCCTTTCGACTTCGTTAAGTCGGTCTCTTACGACAAAAAAGATATCATGGTTGATGATATCGAAGAGAAAGCATATCAACCATTCCTAATCAATAAGGCATTATCTTATCACCAAGATGCAGTCTTTCTAGTAAACGAGATGAATACCAGACATAGCACTGGCCACCGTCTTCAATACTGTTTTTTCATAAATACTCTTAGAAAACGACAAAGATTTTCTAAATGGCACAAACCTTTCGAAAGTAAGAAAGTGGAAACTGTAAAGAGCGCCTTCGGTGTCTCTTCACAAAGGGCCAAAGAATATCTTGAGTTATTAAGTGATAAACAGTATCGTGACTTGAAAGACAGTATGAAAATTGGTGGAAAGAATAATGGATGACTTATTAGAATCAGTAAAAGACTTAGTAGAAATAACATTTCCTGAAAAGGATGACTTCTTAAAGATAAGAGAAACTCTATCTAGAATAGGTGTAGCGTCTCGAAAAGAAAAGGAACTCTTTCAGTCATGTCATATACTACACAAAAGGGGCAAGTACTACATTGTCCACTTCAAAGAGTTATTCAAACTCGATGGCAAACAAACAAACTTTGACGAATCAGATGTCGCTAGACGAAACACTATTGTCGATTTATTGAGACAATGGAACCTTGTCAAGGTACTTGACTCAAAGAAAATAGAAGAGCCTAGAGCGCCACTCTCTCAGATTAAGGTTATACCTTATAAAGAAAAGAGTCAGTGGAAACTCACACAAAAATACTCAATAGGCACTAACATAAACTAAATATCCTTGTTATAAATCAATTAATAACAGGAGTATTATATGTTGGAATTTCTTCAATGGATAATTGCTTGGGTACAAGTGTTACCTTGGTTAGTAATGGGTGCATCTCTAGTTGCAGCTCTTACACCTACACCAGTTGATGATGGCATAGTCAAGAAAGCTTATAAACTGCTTGATTGGGTCGCATTAAATGTTGGAAAAGCAAAGGACTAAAAAGTTCTATAAAAACCCCCTTTACAAATCAATGGAACTTCGATATACTGGAGATTCATAATTTCAATAGGAGTATATTATGGAATACGCAATTGCAATTGTAGTGTTATTTGTTATTGTTTACGCTTATCTCAATAGAGATGAAAGTGGTACTACAACTTCATCGGCTCCTGCTCCGGTTTCAAAACCAAGAGTAGTAAAGTCTGGTGTTGTTGTAGATAAAAACAATAATGGTGTTACATCTAAGGCTGAACTTAAGACATTAACTAAAGTCCAGTTACTAGAACTTGCTGATAAACAATCACTGAAGGTAAAACGAAGTGGTTCTAAGGCAGCTGTAATCAACGAGATACACTCGCAGTTAAAGTAAGTCCTCACAAGGACACTGAAAGGGACTCATCTGAGTCCCTTTTTTTTAGCCTCTAGATAACAGTCAATTTGTATAAATAAGAGTATGGAAGAGATTTTTAATCTAATAGGTGAAGTGGGTGCCCCAATTGCAGGAAGTATTCTGATGGGTTTCTTCATCTTTATAGTCATCAAACAGATACTAGAAGGTGTAGTAGACTCAATATCGACTTTAACAATGTTTTGTAAGTCGTTAGAGAATAGGGCAAGAACCATGTCAAACGAAATGATTAAGATAGACCTGTTAGTTTCATCAGCGTTGGAATTAAGACCAGACATAGAACGAATCGCTAGAGCAGAGAACTTCATAGAAGACGAAAAACTAGATGTAAGGAGAGATTGATGGATATCGCTCAAGTTATATCTGATTACGGATTCCCAATAGTCATGTCAGTAGGACTTGGCTATTTCATATATTATATTTGGTGGTTTGTAGGTGAAAAACTAGAACCCGAAATTGAAAAGATGCATTTTCAATTGATTAAAGTAATAGACCAGACAAGAATGTTAGACCAAGATTTGATAAGATTACAACAGAAAGTTGATGTAGTTTTAGAAATGAAGGAGAATATGAAAGTACAAAGGTTACAAGAAGAGGCGAAACGAAAATGAACAAATACTTAGTCACAGCAATACTATTCGGTGGAATATTCTTTATGAGCGCTATAAGTGCTGATATCGTACACAAATTTAAGAACCCTAGTTTCAGTGGTCAAGGTACTGCATCTCATTACCTAACTGTTGAGAACCAAGAGTTCACAAGAAAAAAAGAAATCATGGATTCACTTGAAGCTGCAAGAAAGGCTGCCGAGAGAGCTGAAGACAATACAACCATGGCAAAATTTATTCGTAACCTAGAGAGTAGAATCTATTCTCAGATGGCAAAACAATTAGTCGAATCAATGTTTTCAAACGATGGTTCAGTAAGATTTGGTTCATTTGTTCTAGAAGGAAATACAGTAACTTATGAGGTTATAACCAATGACGATGGTACAGAGATGATTAGAATGACTATTATTGCTGAAGACGGAACGACCTCAGTTATTGAGATACCTGTAGGAACTGGAAACTTTGGCCAAGACCCAGACTTGGGATAATAGATGATAACTAGATTCATATTATCTGCCTTACTTCTCCTGACAGGATGTGCCTCAATACCTCAGTGGAGTGAAGACCCTAAAGATTGTAACTATGAGAATGGTTTCAACAAAGATGTATTCACTGGCATAAACAAAGTAATGTCCAGAAAATACATTTGTATTGACCAACCAACTGTTGTTAGATTGCCTTCTCATTTGGCATTATTGAATCTTCCTGCTGCTGACCAAAAACCTGTTGTCGCAGTATACAATTTTATAGATAAGACAGGTCAAAGAAAACCAGAGAGTAATCTCGCATCATTCTCTACTGCTGTAACTCAAGGTGCAACCGAAATGGTTATTGATGCACTCAAAACGGCAGGTAACGGACAATGGTTTAGAGTTGTTGAGAGAAACGGTATAGACAACTTAGTTCGAGAAAGACAGATTATTAGAAGTGCAAGAAAAGATTTCGCCAAGGCAAGTGGCGAAGAGAAGTACCAAGAATTAGCGCCATTACTATTTGCAGGAATTGTAATAGAAGGTGGCATAATAGGCTATGATTCCAATTTACTAACAGGTGGTCGAGGTGCAAGAACCCTCGGGATTGGTTTTAGTCGACAGTATCGTCAAGATGCTGTTACAGTTTCTATGAGGGCAGTTAGTGTTCTCACAGGCGAAGTTTTGTTAAATGTCCAAACGAGAAAGACTATCCTTTCTTATGGTTCAGGTGGAGATGTATTCCGATTCATTGAAGAAGGAACACAACTTATCGAAATTGAGGACGGAGTGGGTAATAATGAGTCCGTGACATACGCAGTACGAACAGCTATCGAGGCTGCCGTACTGGAATTAATCTACCAAGGACACGATAGGCGTCTTTGGAAAATAAAGGACGGTCATCGACATCCTCATGAGGCTTCAGGTAAAAATGAGTTACATGAGTTAGAAGATGATTCTACTTTATCAACAGGAGAAGAAGAAAATGAATAAAATTTTAAGTATTTTATTGCTAATGTCGACACCATTCGTTTTTGCTGCTGCTACTGATGATAACGAAGTTATGGTAACCCAAGTTGGAGACACATTGAAATTATATGTAGACCAAATTGGTTTTGGTAACAAAATGGGACTGAATAACTTCAGTTCTGGTT